AAAGTTATCCCTCTATTGGTAGAAGCAATGAAAGAACAGCAAGCAATGATTGAGGCTCTTAAGGCTGAGATAGAACTCCTAAAGAACAAGTAACTTGACAAACTTAAATATATTTAGTATATTTGATATGTATATGGCTTATCTCTACAGACATATTAGATTAGATGAAAATGTACCTTTCTACATTGGTATAGGTACTGATGCATCATTTAGTAGATCTAGAGAAACAACTCGGAGAAATAAGCTATGGATTAGAATTGCAGCAAAAACAGAACACAGAGTAGAGATTCTATTTGATGATTTAACCTGGGAAGAAGCAAAGCAAAAAGAAATAGAATTTATTGCATTGTATGGTAGGATAGATAAAAGACTTGGCACATTAGCTAATCTTACTGACGGGGGAGATGGAACGCTTGGTGCAATTGTAAGTAAAGAAAAGAGAGAATTATTCAGTAGAGTACATAGCGGAAAAATACATTCTCCTGAAGTAAGAAAAAAGATTAGTAATACTTTAAAATCAAAACCTAGAGACGAAGAGAAGATAGCAAAACTTGTAGAAGGTTCTTTAAGGTATGCTAAGTCTCAGATAAAGAAGGTACTTTGTACAGACACTGGAATGGTTTTTGAGTCTGCAACAGATGCTGCATCTTACTTTAAAATAACTAGGACTGCTATTGTCCGACAAATAAATGGCACAAGAAAAAATAAATTTAATCTAACATATATAAAATAATTAATCATGGCACTAAAAATAACAAAATCTATTGGGTGTGATAAAGGTATCACAAATGAAGCTTACGTACGTATTGCTGACTACCAAATCTCTAAGAGTGGTAACGCTAACTTCCGTATTCAATTGTTCATGAGCGCTGCAGATGCAGTAGCTTCTCCTAACGCTATGGCTCCTATTGACGGAGGTCAAGCACGTAACCAACAAATTGGTGAGTACTTGTCTATTCCTTTGACTAAGCAAGTTGAAGAGACTAAGACTCGTACTATGATGCAGCCTGTACAGAAGGACGTAGTTAAGACTCGTACTATCACTAATGAAGCAGGTGAAGAAGTATCAGAAGAGTACACTGTACAAGAGTACGTAACTGAAGAAGTTACTGAAGAGTACACTGTTACTTTGACTGTTCCTGATTTATCTTCTGCAGAAGGTGTTGACATTTTTGCATTCGGCTACAGCCACTTGAAAGCTAAACTTGTCAGCTTATTTACTGCTGCTAAAGTAGAAGACTGCTAATTTGGCAGAATTTACAGAAAAGCATTATATTTGTATAAACCAACTAAACAATATATCATGGCAACTAAGTTAACCGAACAAGAAATTGAAGCAATCAAAGGCTTCCAACAAAAGACTCAAAACGTAATTATGGATTTGGGTAAGATTGAACTCCAGATGAATGACTTGCTTTCTGTAAAAGAGAAAGTAAAAGAAGCAATGGCTGAAGTAGTAAAAGAACAGAATGAGTTCTTCCAATCTATTGAAGCTAACTACGGTAAAGGTCAGATCAATTTGGATACCTTTGAGCACATTGCTGCTGAAGCTCCTGCAGAACCTACTATGTCTGTAGTAGAGTAATCTCTAATTATTTTTAATTTTAATAAAAAGACTCCTTCGGGGGTCTTTTTTATTAGTGATTAATTGTTTATATTATAGTGTACACTATAGTCGTGTACTCTTATATTTATAAAAAATGCTTCCCGTAGGTTCAAATTATAAAAGCACAGGATGTTCAGAGGTATCATCTAACTGCGTTATCTGGCAAGGTCCTAACATTCCTTGTTTAAGTCTTTGTAAAGGAGATACAGTAAGTGAAGTAGTTGCAAAACTGGGTGAACAGTTATGTGATGTTTTAACTGATTGCTGTATTGATATTGCAACTTTAAACTTATCATGTCTTAGTTTAGGTTCTACACCAGCTAGTTCTACAGCTTTAATACAAGCTTTAGTAACTAAAATTTGTAGTTTACAATCACAGATTAGTGCTATTAGTGTTCCTCCTGCAGCTAATTTAACTTGTTCAGTAGCAGCTTGTTTGCAAGCAGCCGCTGGTGGTGCAACATTAGGTGTTGTATCATATGCCCAGTTATTAGGAACTAGGCTTTGTACATTAGAAACAACAGTTACTACTTTACAATCTAGTGTGGTTAGTAATAGTAATTCTATTACAACTATTAATAACACCCTTTCTTCTTTAAGTACAAACTATGCACCTAAGAATTCTACTTACGTTTGTTTAAGTAGTGGTTCTGCACCATTGACTACAATTGTTTCTACTATTGAACAGAAGCTTTGTGATCTACAATCAGTTGTTGGAACTCCGGCTTTATTATCAGCCAGCATTGTTCCTTACTGTGATATCTCTAATGAGCCTGCTTTAAGTACTACTGGTACTATGTCAAGTGCTTATTCAGATAGATGGAAGACTACTGTATCTACTGTAGCAGATAGTGTAAACAATCTTTGGATTACCATTTGTGATTTACGTAATGAAATTGAGTCATTAAAAGCATGTTGCACTAAAACTTGTGCTGATATTGATTTAGGTTTCTTACTAGATATGACATCTAGTACAAACCTACGTGTACGGTTAACTGGGACTAGTGTAATTCCTTCAGGTTTTGTACAATGTCCTACACCAGGATCAACTATTACATTATCTGTAGCATCTCCAGTAAGTAATATTCCTTTTACTGAGACCTACAACTTCCCTAATATTGCTAACTTAATTGGTGGTACTAACTATTATGATTTGAACTTGTCTAGCACTCAGTTAGATTTGTCTGGTTCTTATCAAGTAGCTATTGCTTATTGTTTCACTGATAACCAAGGTTTGGTTTGTCAGAATACTTTAACCTACAACGTTACCTCTAATATTAGTTGTCCTACATTATCATTATCTTCTGCTTTATCTGGAACAACCTATACTCTTAGTTATAGCTTTAATAACGTTTACTCGTCTAGCTCTACTAAGAAATATAGAATCAAATTGTATACTAATGCTGATGCATTGCTTTCACAAAGTACTACTAACATTGCAAATACATATGGTGGAACTATTAGTGGTACACTTCAAGGTCTTACAGTTGGAACCTACAAGGTAGAAATTTCAATTATTGATGTAGCATCTGGAGTAGATGTAGTTAGCAAAGTTTGTCCTAAACAAACTACCGTTGTTGGTTCAGGCAGTTGTCCTCCAATAAGCAACCTTAATTCCTTTATAATTAACTAATCATGAGCTGTAATTGTCAACCAAAACCCTGTGGCTGTGAGGATACCAAATTGGTATCCCCAGTTACTACTGAATGTGCTATCTCTGAACTATGTGATGAGGTAGTAAGTTTTGAATGCGTTAAATATACCGGTAATGATATTTATACTATTGATATCAAGAAGAATGAGCGTCTTGATTTAGTAGTAAAAAAATTAGTATTATATTTAACTAATCCAAACTGCTTTAATCCACTAGCTACTTGTCAATCAATCAAGAATTTTAATATTAGTAATGTTAAACAAACAGAAGCAACTGTCAGTTATACTGTTCCTGGTGCTCCTGCTACTATTACTTCAACTAAATTACAATGGTCTACAGATCCTGCGTTTGTAACGGTTACAGGTTCTCAGTCAATTCTTGTTAGTGCTACGCCTAAGTGGACTATTATTAACTTGTCAGCAAACACAACTTATTATGTAAGATTACTCACCAGTACTTCTGGTAGTGCTGATTGCTGCACATCTATCACCTTATCATTTAAAACATTAACAACCTAATGGCATCTTTATATTTAACTTTTACTCCTCCTAACCCTACACCAGCTCTTGGTTATTTGGTAAAATACAGAGTTAATTCTCCTCAAGGAGCATGGCAAAGTATGGTTTTTCCACAATCTAGTGGACCAATTCAGTTAGCAGGATTAACATCAACTGTTTATGATGTTGAAGTATATGCACGTTGTGGTTCTGGCGAAAACGTAACGCTTAGCTTAGTATCATCTGATACAACTATTGTACAAAGTTGTACTAGTTATACAGTTAATAATCCTACAGGAAATCAACTACTTATTAATTATGAAGCTTGTGGTACAAGTGGTGAAGAAGTTAATATGACTGTTAATGCTGGAACTACTATTTCATTATGTATTGTTACTGGACAGTATACAGCCGCTTCGGGGTTAGTTGTTACCGCAGGTAGTGCTTGCGTACCACCACTTTAATTTGGATAATTAAAAATCATTTACTATATTAATATTGTATAAGTACTAAGAGGGTTTGTTGGTTTACCCCTCTGATTAGACCCCGGTGTAAAAAGCCGGGGTTTATTTTATAATAACTTGATTATAAACTATTTTTACTACATTTGATAAAACAATTACCGCATGTATTCACAAGAATTAAAAGATAAGGTAGCCAAAAGTAAAGAATGGAAGCTATCTAATATTGAGTGTGCAAGAAGAATTGGTATTACTTTAGATGAATATTTAAAGATTAAAAAGTCTCTAGGATTTAAATCTAAAAAATTAAAATACAATTCAGAACATAATGTAGAAAGAATTAATTCGGAGTCTTATGATTTAGAAAAAGGCACAGGTAAGATAGAGAAATTAGTATCAGTTAATCCTAAAACCCCTGAAGAGATTATAGAGATCTTGGGTATAGATACTACAGAGTGGAAGTTATCTCAATATTGGAATAAGGAGAGAAGTGATAAATGGTTAGTATCAGCTTTAGTAACTAAAGTAGTAAAGACTAAAGAAGATTATCTAAAAGACATCATAGAAAACTTTAAACCGGATTATAAACCAGTAGTAGTAAAGAAGCAAAAGAGACACCGATATGTAAGCTGTGTACTATCTATGCAAGATATGCATATTGGTAAGGATGGTAATGATGATATCATAGAACAGTACTTTGCTTCACTAGAACAACTTACAGAGAGTGTATCTAATAATTACTTTATAGATGATCTAGTGTACGTTGTGGGTGGTGATATATTAAACATGGATACGTTTAATGGTACTACTACATCAGGTACTCCGGTAGAGAACTCTGATAAAGCCTACAAAGTATATGCTGAAGCTTTTGATGCCCTATACCGGGGCATTCGTTTTTTAAAGGAGAGGTGTGAGACATTACATATAATGTTTATACCCGGTAATCATGATAGACTATCATCTTATCATCTAGTACACGCTCTCTCTAAAGCTGTACAAGAGGATGGTATAGTATGGCATGCTGATTATGCAGAGAGAAAAGTACTTACATTTAACAATAACTTCTTTGCATTTGAGCACGGAGATGTAAATACTAAGAACTCATTACTAGTTTATGCTACTGAATTTTCAGAGCCCTGGGGTAATACTAAATTTAGAACTCTATATACTGGACATTACCATAAGAAGAAAACTGTAGAGTATATTACAGAGGATGAAATAACTGGTTTCTCTATAAAGATTATTCCTAGTCTATCTAAAACAGACTACTGGCACTACCATAATAAGTTTATTGGTAGTAAGAGAGCTGCCCTTATTGAGGTTCATGACTATGACAATGGTAAGATTGGAGAGTTTGTTTATAACTGTATTTAATCTGGATTAAATTTTGTATCTTATTAATGTAGTCAAGGTATGAGAGGATATAAAGCACCTGATTTACATGCCTCAAGGCTGAGAATAAAACCTAAGAGAATCTTAACAAAAGATTTTTTAGCAGAGTTCAAGGAGAGGCATCCTGAGTTTTCTACATTAGATGACAAAACTATCAAGAAGATAGTGATGAAGTTTAATGAAAATATTTGGAAAGAGGTAATTGCGTATAGAGATGGAGTTGAGTTACCAGAAAGTCTGGGATACCTGTTCATAGGTACCTGTACATTTAACCGTGACACTAATGTAAATTATGGTCTATCAGTTAAATACGGTAAAGAAATAAAGAACAGGAATCTAGAGTCAGATTCTAAGTTAGCTAAGATTTTCTATACAAACTATCAGACCAAATATAAGTTTGCAAACCGTGAGTTATGGGGTTTTCAAGCAGTTAGACAATTCAAGAGATCTGTAGCTAAAGAGTATCCTGTGTCTTGGCAAAAATATATTGTTGTAGATTCATATAAGAAAGTGTCAGAGATGTTTTCAAAAGCTCTTAGAAAGCAAAGAGTTAAGAAAGAAGATAAGGATATACTTAGCTCATATGATGAATTTGAATTTTAATAAAAATGGTAACTATTGGAACCGTAGTCTCAAGGGTAAAAAATCAAGTTAAGAGTGTAAGACAAGATGCATTTCTTACTAATAGGTATGTTTATAATGTTATAATTAAATATGCCCAAGTTCTGATGAGGAGACAAGACTCTCAGAATAAACTATCTAAATTTAATTCTATTTGGCAAACTTTACCATGTTTAGAGTTAATTGAAATAGATAAGGTTGAAGCATGCTGCGCTGGTATAAAATCTGGGCGCACTATAATGCGTACAAAAGATAAACTTCCCACATTCATGGAAGGTTACTGGGGTCCTTTAATTAGATCTGTAACGTCTATAGATGGTAGTCAGGAATTAAATCCTACTACACCTGGTGTTTATACCTCTATGACTAAGACTACAGGTTTTAAATATAACAACACTAAGTACTACTGGTTTTTAAACGGTTATTTATATATGCCGAATATTAGCTGGGAAGCTTTAAAGATAGAAGGTATTTTTATTCAAGATGTATCTCAGTATACAGATGAAGATACTTGTATTAAAAGAATGGATCATAAGATTAATGTTCCTGAATTTTTATTAGCTGAAGCAGAAAAAATGGCTATCCAAGATTTTATTGGAAGATTACAGATTCCTTCAGATTTATCAGATGACAATATTAACTTAAACAGATAAGGCAATGCTTACAGAATTAAAATATAAAACCTTTGATGAATTACTTGAAGATGTAAGCGTTGATTTCTCAATGTATTCTTTAGAGGGTATGATTGAGCCTCAACAACTTATTAAAGTTGTTCAGAGAATAAATTATGATTTAGGTTTAAGAATATTTAAAACTAAAGAAGAGGTTCTAGACATTGAGAATAATCTGGTAAAACTACCAGATGATTTCTATGTAATGAACTATGCTTTACTTTGTGGTCAATACAAAGTTGAACAACCGGCCATGAGTGGTACTCACGTTGAGGAAGTTATAATTGACCCGGCAACTGTTACTACTCCATGTGGGGATACTTGTATTACTGATTGTGGTGATCATATGCGTCTTGTACAAAAATTACAGTATGAGACACGAATATACGATATAAATACACCAATTACATTAACTGGTAACTCTAAAAGTATTTCTTGTGATTGTCCTAATACCTCTTATAAGTCACCATACGTTGGTAAACTTAAAGATGGTTTCATATACATGAACTTAGAGACCGGAAAACTATACGTTAACTATCAAGGAGCTTTAGAAGATGAAGATGGTAACTTGTTAATCTTGGATCATCCAATGATTAATGAGTACTATGAATATGGTTTAAAGCAAAGAATACTTGAGAACCTTTACATGAATGGAGAGGATGTAATGCAGAAGTTAAACCTTATTGAACAAAGATTCAGAGGAGCTCGTAACAATGCATTGTCTATTGTAAATACTCCTAACTTTAAAGAGTTATCTAAATTGCATGATATGAATAGACGTGCCATGTACGGCAAGTACTATGATCAATTTAAAAGTTACAACTATAATAGTTCTAGATAATGGATGGTAAGACCGGTTTAATTCACACCGAGCTGTATAATAAAGGCTTACTAAAAGATGTAAGTGATGCTTATATTGGTGAGGGATATTGGACACATGCTAGAAATGCTGTAAACAATTCTCCTTCTGGAGATGTTGGAGTATTGGGTAATGAACCCAGTAATATAGCTTGTGTAGAAGTACCCTACACCATCATAGGTACTATTTATATAAGTAATGGTAAGTGGGCTATTTACTCAACAAATGACTTTTCTTCAGAGATTGGTTTGTTTGATGAGAATGGTTGCACATATAATACAATTCACAATGATGCTTTAAACCAATGTTTTAAGTTTAATAAGGTTTATCCAATTATTGGAGTATCTAAATATACTTCTGACTGTACTTGGAATCTTTATTGGGATGATGGTAATAACCCATCAAGAACAATGAATATTGGTAAGGAAGAAGCTTGGCCTTATAGTCCTTTAAACTGGGAGGGTGTTCCATATCTTATGAATGACCTGGATCCAGGACCATGTAAGGATGAAGTATCTACAGGTGTATTAGATTGTGATAAACTAAGATTAGCAGCTTATGCTAAAACCCCTTGTATAAAAATTCAAAAGGGTCATGGCTTAGGAACATTATTAAATGGTTCTTATCAAGCAACTATTGCATATTCTGTAAATGGTATTAAAGTTACTGATTACTTAGCTATCTCTAATGTTCAAGCATTATGGAGTCATGATAACGTTAATGGTTCATTAGATATTATTATTAGTGATATAGATGCAGACTATGATGAGTTTGAATTAGTTTTAATAGGCTTTGTTAATCAACAAGCTGTAGCTAGAAGGATTGGTTATTATTCTACTCAAACAACCACTATATCTTTAGATGCTGTTGATCCAACATTAGTAACAGTTCCTTTAGAACAAATACCTTTACGTACACCGGCATATGAGAAATCAGCCGGTATGTACAATGTAAATGATTATTTAATTAGAGTCGGTCCTACTACTTATGAAGACTTTAATTACCAACCCCTAGCTAATAATATTACAGCAAAATGGGTGGGTGTAGAATATCCCGCTGACTATTATTATAAAGGCGGAAACAAACCAACATTTTTAAGAGATGAAGTATATAGTTTTTTTATACGATGGATTTATAACACCGGTGATAAATCATCTAGTTATCATATTCCAGGACGTGCTCCAAAGCCCGGAGAACTTAATAATAATGCTAGCCCTGATCACATTATAGATTTTGGTCAAGAGCAAGAATGGCAAGTAAATAATACAGCTACAGTAATACCGGCTTCTGGAACAACAGATGATGGTGGTCTTATTAAGTATTCTGGTGAGCTAGCTTATTGGGAATCTACTGAGAAGTATCCTGATAACAAACCGGATATTTGGGGAGATCTTTGTGCTGAAAACATTAGGCACCATAAGATGCCTGATGACATTGTAATACCTAACTATAATCCTACTACTAATAGTATTATTATTTTAGGTGTTGAGTTCTCTAATATAGAATTCCCGGTAGATCAAAATAATCAATATATAAATACCATTATAGGTTATGAGATTTTAAGAGGTACTAGAGAAGGTAACCGTACTATTATTGCCAAGGGTCTTATTAATAACATGCGGGAGTATGATATACCCGACAAGGTTGCAGGCAATAAGATTACAACTGGTTTATATGTAAACTATCCTTATAACTTCTTAGATCATGATCCATTCTTAGGTAGAGATAAAGCTACTTTAGATAGACCTGGTAATAGAAGTGTACAAACTAAGGGTGGAGCGTTTAGAGATAAAGATAAATATGATAGCACTGGATTAAGTAATGTTGATGTTACATTATTTGATGGTGTTAAGCGGGATATCTTTTCTTTTCACTCACCTGAGACAACATTCAGAAATCCTTTTTTATCTGCCACAGAATTAAAAGTTTATGGTGAGGTATATGGTAATGTAATTGGTAGATTTATTCCGGTTGAGAATCATCCTAAAGATAAATTTATAACAGACACTGCTGTAATACTTTCCTCACTAGCTGGTGTTGCTGTTGGTGTAACTGCAGCCAATGCGGCTAATGGAAATTTTGCAGATCAAACTAAGGCTGCTCTTATGACAATTGCTTTAGGTGGCATTATAGGAACACCAGTAGCAGGTGCATCAGGCGCAGTAGTTGGAGCATTTGCTGGCGCAGCTGCTTATGCAATAGGTCAAGCATTTTTAGTATCTTATTATTGGTTAGAATCAACAAGAAATATAGTTGATATCATAGAATCCATTGGTAAAAAAAGACAGTTTGCTTATCAATATGTATCACATGGTTTTTATAATAATCTTATAAAAGCTGCAGTTGGTAGTAGAAGAAGAGGTATTAAGAACTCTTTATATCTTGATCCTGTTGTTCAAGACTATGATACTATCTATAAGATTAATAATTTATATAGAGCAAATACTGTTGTCTTAACTACTGAAAGAACAATTAATGATCCAATAACTAAAGACAATACTTTATTTACTATTGGTCATATTGCACGCTCACAAAATGGTAGGCCTGATTTAAGTGTTTATGGTGTAGATGATAAAGGTAAACCTTTTAATGCTAAAGATATCTGGAAAGAACCAGAAGCATATACTCAAACATCTGTTACTTCTGCTCACTACGCTGCTTTAAAAATTAAGAATGATAATTTATATGGTCAATTAGATGGTATTAGACAAATACCTGTAGGCTGTATAAACCTTTGGACTATTAATAAAGCTCTTAAAGCTACCTCTGGTTTAGTATTTGGTGGAGACATGTATGTAAACCGTTACACTGAAAAATCTACATTCTTCTATTTTACTCAGTGGATGCAGAATTTACCAGATAGCACAGAGTGGGATTATAGATTATACAACATGCTTCCTTATCCAAGATATTGGATGAACACTGGAAAGTATAACGTTGGTGATTTATTAGATATTATTTTTGAGCCAACCAGTGATAGCATTCTACCTAATGATTATCATCACTTTGATAGAAGAATGACTTCAGGATTCTTGATGGTTAGATTTGCTTATATGTATTTGTTTAATTCTGGTATTAGAGATTTCTATGTAGAGTCAGAAATTAACTTAGCATACAGAGATCATGATGATAATCCTGGTAAAAGACATTACGATTTTAAAACATATAGTGATTATGAACAGTTGTTTAATGCTGCTTATATTAAAGATACAAACTACTATAAGTATGATTACTCTTTAAGTATTAGTAAGCATGTATCAAACTTTGTTTCATGGGGTAATCTTCAACCAAGAATATATGATCCTAATAATGTAAGTTGCTTTACCTCTTATGATACAAGAGTTCTTTATTCTTTACAGCAACAGTATGAATTAAGAAAAGATAACTGGAGACAGTTCTTAGCAAATAACTATTACGACTTTAATTCTAAGGTTGTAACTATGAGAAACTTTGGTAAAACTGGTGCAGTTATTATGTTTAATGATAGCTCTCCTATTATATTCCAAGGTGCAGAAACTTTAGATCTTAATGGCGGAACTAAATTAACTATTGGTGATGGTCAGTTATTTAACGGCCAACCTTTACAAAACGTAGTAAACGTAGATCCTGAGTTTGAATATGGTAGTTGTCAGAATAGATTATCTGTAATCAATACTCCAGCTGGATTGTTTTATGCAAGCCAAAACCAAGGAAAGGTATTTTCTTTTGGTCAAGGAATACAAGACATTTCTAAGTCTGGTATGAAATGGTGGTTTTCACAGTACAGTCCTTATGCAATTCTTGAAGATTTTCCTGATCTAGATCCTATAGTTTTAGATAATACAATTATTGGAGTTGGACTACAAACTACCTATGATAACATAAATGAGATTCTTTATTTCTGTAAGAAAGACTATAAATTAAAACCTGAGTTTAAAGGTAAATTTAAAGCCGGAGCACAGAACAAACTTATATCTACAGAGTATGCAGGATTAATAATTAATTTAGGTGATCCTACATATTTTGATAATGTATCATGGACTGTTAGTTATGATCCTAAAGCTAAAGCTTTTATATCTTTTCATGACTGGCATCCGGATTTAGTAATGGCTAGTAAGACATACTACATGACTGTTAAAGGTAATACCATTTGGAAACATAACTTAGTATGTAATTCTTATTGTAATTACTATGGTGTTGACTATCCATTTGAGATTGAGTATGTACAGAACCAAGGTCAAACCGTTACAACAACCCGTTCAGTAGAATATATTTTAGAGTGTTATAAGTATTCTCCTAACTGTTTAGATTATCATCATCTATTAGATGAGAACTTTGATCGGGCTATTGTATATAATACAGAACAAATTTCTGGGGACCTAATATTAAACCTATCTCCTAAGAATAATCCTTACTTAATTAATAACTATCCTTTAGTAAATACTAGTGATATTGATATTCTATTCTCTAAAGAAGAACAGAAGTATAGATTCAATCAGTTCTGGGATATTACTAATGATCGTGGTGAATTTACTGGGACTTTTGTACCTATGTGGACCACTGAAGCCAACGGTTATATTAGGAATATTAATACAAGTTATGTAAATTATAATAAGGGAGCTACACAAAGAAAGAAGTTTAGACATTACATTAACAAGGTTATATTAAAGAAACTTGTTTCTGGCTCATCTAAGTTCTTATTGAAGCTCAGTAATAACAAATTGTTAGCTTCATTTAGGTAATAAAATGGCTAGAAAAAAACCTATCATATCTCCTTTAGGTCAGTGGGCATATCCCGGTGAAGTTACAATCATACCCTCTTCTGATATAACAATGAAGGGGGTTAACTATCCTGTATTAGGTATAGATGATTTAGGTAACAGTCAAATGATGATGCCTGGTCAGGATTATACATTCCCCGGTGACTATGTAACTGAGATACCTCAGATGGGTAAAGGTGGTTTAGCACAGTGGTTTGATGAAAAATGGGTGGATGTTAAGACAGGTAAAGCATGTGGTAGATCAGGTAAAGATAAAGATGGTAGACCATATCCTGCATGCAGACCAAGCAAACGGGTAAATGAAACAACTCCTAAAACTACATCAGAAATGTCATCATCAGAGAAAGCTAAATTTAAAAGAGAGAAAACATCTGGTAAGCGTATAGACTATAATCATAAGCGTAGAGAAGATGGTGGTGAGACAGGTTGGTTAGAAGAATATCAAGTTGGTGGTTGGGCTGATTGGACACCTAATGTAGGTAAGCCTTATGTGAGAACTAGTCCTGCAGGTAATGCAGGCTATACTGATAATACTAGAGTAGTTAATCAGAATACAAACGTTACTGCAGCTAATAGAAAAGCAGCTGAAGCTGCAGAGTATGCTAAACGTGTGGGTAGTATTAGTCAGGGTAAAACCAAGTCTGCTTATGAAAAAGCAAGAGAAGCTAGTTCATTAGTAGCACAAGCACAACAACGTAAAGGTTCTGCTGATCCATTAGACTATGTATTAGATATGGTTAACCCAGCTACATATGGATTTGCTGGAATTGATTTAGTAGGTAATACTGCAATGGGTGTAAACAACTTAGCTAAAGGTAATTTTAGTGATGCTGCTGGTAATGCTTTTGATGCGGGTCTTAATGCTTTATATTTATTACCTGCAAAAGGTATTGCTAAAGCTATTGCAAGTCCTATGGCATTTAGACCTGTAGAAGGTATGATGTATAGAGGTCTTGGTAAAGAAGGTTTTAAAGATGCCGTACAATCAGGTGTATTTAGACCTAAACAACTTAATTATGCTCCTGGTAGATCTTTTGCTGAACGAGTTAATTCTCCAAAACAATTTGGTAGCACATACTATGCACCAAGTAAAAAGTTTGGTGTTATAGAAAACTATGGTCCAGAATATGTAGCTGAAGTACCTTACAATGAAGCTGATTTTTTTAGAAGATATAGTAAAAGAAATGACTGGAGTTATTCTACTCCAAGACAAATACCTATTACTGAAGGTAAAATATTAAAAAAAGATTGGTTACTAGGATACAAACCAGTAGATGTTTCTAGTGCACAACCTTCTATGAATTTATCTAACACGGATGGTGTTAATATAGCTCGTGAATTTTTAGGAGAATTAGTTAAGGGTAATCAAAATAGAAAAGCAATTGCTGAAGGAAATGCTTGGTTAAAAAATTGGATTGATGATCCGATAACTCAAACTAAGATAGATACTGATTTAGGTTGGATTCCACAAAGAAGTAATATTTTAAAAGATACCTTTAGCTTAGGTTATGAACAAGCTAAATCATTTACACCTGTTTCAAAAGAATATCCTCTTTTACAACAATTAAACGATTATTTTATTGGTAAACCCCATATACATTCTGGTAATACAGGTGTAAGTTATTTACACAGTAGAGATCCTTATATGAGATTAATATCAGAACAATTTAATAATCCTAGATTAAAAGCTAGTTGGATTAGTAGAAATCCTAGTAGATCTAAACCAGTAAGAAGATCTACTACTGTTCATGAAGGAACTCATGACTGGACATCTGATTTTTTATTGAGAGAATCAGGACAAATGGGTGATATAAGAAATTTATATTCAAATGATGTTAGAAATCTCACTGATCAATATAAAAGTTTAACAAATAGCGGTATTAATCCTTTTGAAGTAATGGGTCGTGAAAATGCTACTTTAGGTTATTTAGCAGATCCAACTGAAGTACATGCTAGAATTATGCAATTAAGACAGCTTATGAAAATGACTCCAGAACAATCTGTAATGGTTACTCCTGAAAAAGCTGCTGATATAATAACAAAAGTACAAAACCCAAAGAATACAAAATTTATAGATCCTAGATTTCTTGATGTTATAGATAAAGATCCTAAAAAATTAGCAACTTTATTTAATAGACTATGGGCGGTTCCTGCTGTAGCTGCAGCATCCCAATTACCAGAACAAAAGAATGGTGGTTGGTTAGATATATATCAAGATGGTGGAGAGAACCTTCCAGAGTTAAATTCTAAAATAGATATTGCTAACTTCTATAAGAATCCTTTAAGTGAGAAATATGGTATCTACCAGGATCCTGAAGATGATACATATAAGTATTACTTAAAGTCTGGTGATGAAAGTAGTATTTTACAAAGTGGACCGGATTTAAGTAATATTAATTCTAGAAGATTAGCAGAAATAAATTCTCAAAAAGGATCTTTATCAAATACACAGTTAGCTAATATTAAAAATGTTAGTCCTGTAATTCTTCCAGAACAAAAACAAAGAATATTAAGAGATAAGGTATATTACGATCAAGAGGATTTAATGGAACAAGCAATGAGTGAGTCTCCTATTCCTTCAGTTAAAACACCTTCTTACTCAGAAATTTTAGAATCAGATCCAGAGTTTAAAAGGGTAATGACAGAGAAACCAAAACCTGTTGCACCTATTAAACCAAAACCAGTATCTGCTGATACACCTTTAGTTCCTATAGGTAATGCTCCAAGAGCAATAGTTAAACCAGCAGTAAGAAAAGTAGTAGCAAAAAATGATATTGTTAACTTAGCTGATCTTACTATTACCAAAGCTGATTTAGCTTATTTAAATAAAGTTGAAGAATACTGTCCTGGTGGTAATTGTTTAGAGACTACAAGAAATGCTTATGATATGCTTCCTGGAAGAATACAAGGTATTCCTACAAGTTCTGACATTTGGAGTAATGATTTAAAGATACATAGTAAAAAAGGAACACCAACACCTAATGATATTAAACAGTATCCTTATTTTGCTGGAGACTCAGGTTCAGGCACGGTAGATAGCTGGGATATTCATGGTGTAATTGTTGCAAATGGTGGTAAGAATTTATTTAATATTAATAACCCAACTCCAATTGATTACAAACAAATACCTGTTGGAGCTGTAATTGGTTGGGGTCCTGCAAATAAAAAAGATTCTAGCTATAGTGGTAGAAGTAAAGGTTATAATAAACAGTTTGGTATGCAACCAAGTCACCATAGTACTATGGTTACTGGATATAGTGAGACCGGAGAACCAATAGTATATGATGGCTACTTAAAGAAGTATATGACTTTAACAGAAGCTAAAGCAAATATTGGAAGTTCTCTTAGTTATGAGTTAGAAAATATATCTGCACCAAAGTCTATATTAAATAACACACAAGATAATCTTAAAAGTCAAGGTATACTACTTAATTATATTCCTCCTACTAATATTAATCCTAATAAAATCTTAGCCGCAGCTAATCAACCTTGGGCACAAATACCAGAAGGATCAGCAAAGAGAGCTCCTAGATTTAATAAACAAATGATGACAGAATTTAATTCAGCTTTAATAAACAACAAAGGTGAATTAATGCGGAACTTAAATATAAGTTCTGAAAAGTATGATGAACTAGCTAAAGTCGCTTTAGCTATTCAGGCTCAAGAAAGTGAGGGTGGTGGAGCATTAGGTGTAATTGATGGTAGTACTATTGGTATGACACAATTAAATCCTGACAATATATTTAAAGATGATAAATTAAAAAAGGCTGCTAGCAAACCATATATTTTAAATGATGGTAGTAATAACATTTTAAAACCTGAACTCATTAAGACACCATCAGGATCAGCTGTTGCTACTATGATATATCTATCTAAATTAGATAAAGATTCAGAGAGATATTATAATGAAGGTAAAGTACCAAAAGATAGAAGCTTTACAAAAAATTCTAATATCATAAAAGATGCACTTAGATCTAATACATCTAAATATAATGCTGATGGATTTTTTGTAGAAGAAGCTAATAAAAGAATTGATCTATCTCCTTTTGAAGGTGGTATATTAAGTTCTCCAGATCCTGTGGGTGCACAAAAATTACTTAATAAAACAGCAGGTGTAGCAGATAAATATAAAGTATCTGTTAAAAATGGTAGCTTGGTAGTTACAATGAAAACAAAAGGTAATGCTGATTTAAGTGTTGCTGAAAGAATTGGTTATGCTTGGCAATCACCTAACACTTTAAAATCAGGAGATGCACAAGGAGATAGTGTTTATACTAGAAGAATTAAAAACTATTACGATTTATTAAATAATACTACACCAACATACCGCAAAGAAGGTGGTGAAACAGGTTGGCTTAAAAAATACAAATAACTAAAATGAAAGATAAATTTTTACAAATGGCTGGTGTTAATTCTGAGGAAGAATTCTATTCTATGTTTCCTACAGAAGAAGCATTCTTTCAAGCTTATCCTGAAGCCAGAGAGATGAAGAAAGGTGGTAATGTACCCACTAATCCTGGATTATATTCTCGTGTTAAATCCGAAGCTAAAGCTAAATTTGATACCTGGCCTTCAGCTTATGGTTCTGCATGGCTTGTTAAGACTTACAAGAGCCGTGGTGGTGGATATAGAAAAGCTCAAACTGGTGGTAGTATGGGACAAGATATGTTTCAATATCCTAATAACTATGAATCTCTTGGTAGCTACTATGATAAAGTAAATGAGTATAATAGCAATAATATTCAAGAGCCCGTTGGTAATTTCTTAAAAAATACCGCAATGGCTATAGGTCAAGGAATGGATAATGGTGAAGGAAATGGTGAAGATAAAATGAAAATGGCTAATCTTGCTATGAATTTTATGGGTATGCCAGCTATGGGAATGGGTGGTGTAGGTATGATGATGCGTGATAATTATTATGATGAGGGTGGTGAAATGGCAATGGGTCAAATAATGGCTATGAATGATAAGATTGCTAGATTGCAAAACTTTATTAATGGTGAATCAGAGGTTGAGCCTTGGGTAGCTAGTAAATTAACTTTAGCTGATGATTATATTTCTTCTGTTGCTGATTATCTTCAGTTCAATGAAGGCTCTGAAGAAGGAGAAGAAGAGGAGGAAGATATTGATATGAACATGGGTGAGATGGAAGAGATGAAGATGGGTGGTATTCCTCAGCGTTATAAGAATAGAGGGTTTACTAAAGTAGGTGCTAAAAGAAAATCTGATAGAGCTGGTAAGAAATGGATGGTACTAGCTAAGAAAGGTGATAAGTATAAAATTGTACATGGTGGTTATGTTGGTATGAAAGACTTTAGCCAACATGGTTCTCAAAAGCGTAAAGATAATTTCTGGAATAGAATGGGTGGTAAAAACTCATCTAAAGCTACAGATCCTTTCTCTCCTTTATACTGGCATAAACGTTTTGGTACTTGGGCTAATGGTGGTGAACCTAGTAATCCCGGATTTCAAGCATTACCAGATTATGTACAAAACAAGATTATGTCTAATATGGCTTATGGTGGATACATGCCAGAAATGGGTGTTGGTGGTAAGATGCCAGCTGAAATTGCCCGTGCACGTTTTGCAGCAGCCGGTAACTTAGATAAGTTAAATGATTATGGTTATGCATACGGTGGTGATATAGATATGTATGGTGGTCAAGAAGATATGGATGCTATGTATAATATGATGAAGGGTGGTTCTACATTTAGTGGAAACGCATGGTATGGTAAAGGTGGACAACCTTGTTACGAGTGTGGTGGTAATGTATATCAACAGGGTGGTCAACAAGATGAAATGATGCAAGCTATTCAAATGTATGCACAAATGACTCAGACAGATCCTGAACAACTTATGGCACAATTGCAAGCATTACCTCCTTTGGAGCAACAAGAAGCTATTCAAAAGATTATGCAAGCTATTCAAGAAGCACAAACTGGTCAGATGAAGAATGGTGGTATCTATATTAATCCTGCTAACAAAGGTAAGTTTACTGAGTCAGCTAATAGAGCCGGTATGGGTGTGCAAGAGTTTGCTAGAAAGATACTTGCAAATAAAGAGGACTATAGTGCAACACAAGTTAAAAGAGCTAACTTTGCTAGAAATGCCGCAGGTTGGAAGAAACAATTTGGTGGTATGACTCAAGGTTCTGAATTAGAATTACATCCTGATGAGATTCAAGCATTGATTGATCAGGGTTATGGTATTGAGTATTTAGACTAATACAATGAAAAAGAAAGTAAGGGTTAAGAGCTTACCTAAAGCTCAATATGGATTTAATAATTTATCTGCACCTAATGTGCTACGTCCAGATTATTTAGCCACCTGGAAAAAAAATAATCCCTATCCGCCTTTTGGAAATGCACCAACATCTAAACCAATTTCTGCAGATGTTTATTCTGGTATTAATAATACTAGTGGTAACTTTAATGTGGGAATGCCTGAATTTAATTTAAACACTAGTCCATTATATTATTCTGATGCATATCAAGGAGATCCTAATACTACAGGATCTTTTAATGTAGGTATGCCAGAATTTATTCAGACTAGTGTAGGAGAACCATTAGTATTTGATAATAATGTAAATCCCTTTAGTAATCCTTTAAGTTTATATCCTAGAAATACTAAATTAGAGTCTGGTATTCTTAGTACAAAAGATGCTATTAGAAAGTCTTATATTGATCAGATTCCTGAAGATACTAGGAAGTTAATGGGCTTAGAACCTTTTGGTGATATTAAAACAAAAAAACCTGAGCAACAGAAAGGTAATCCTTATGTTGGTCAAGCAATCTTAGCTGGTACAGATATATTCCGTGGTTTAGCAAATCAAATAGATAATAGATTTGCAAAGCGTGATCTTAGAGATCAGTTTTTATCAGATAATTTAGCATATGCCAGAGAAGAGGGTCAGTCTGGTAACAGAGGTGACTATAATTTTAATGAATTTGGTTTTGGTCCTGGTTTCAGACCAGATGATTATATAAAAGGTGATTACAATAAAGAGGCCCAAATGGGTGGAGAAATGAAAAGAAAAGTAAAAATTACAAGTTTACCCCAAGCTGGATATGGTGGTAGTCAGAATCAAAATGCTGTTAACCAGTTATATGGTAACTCAGCTTATATGGTTAATAAGTTTTCTGGTGCAGAACAAGAAGAACAAGAACCTGCATATAACCAGACATTACAACCGGATCCCAGATCTATGTCTGTATTAGAAGCAGAGAAAGGAGAGACTTTAATACGTAAAGGTACTAATAGTGCAATTCCTGAGTTCTTTAAGATTGGTGGCAAGCGTCACTCAGAAGGTGGTACACCATTGTCTGGAGAAAAAGCTACACCAGATAGTTTTATTTACTCGGATACAAAAGCTATGAAGATTAAAGATCCCGCTATTTTAGAATCTTTTGGTTTTACTGCTAAGAAAGGTGGTTACACTCCAGCTAAAATTTCTAAGAAGTTTGATCTTAATAGTAAAGAGTTGCGTGAAGGTTTATATTCTGATAGTGACCCCTTACGTAAAAAGACAGCTGTTATGATGGCTGATAACTATATCTCTAATTTAGGTAAGTTAGCTCTTGTACAAGAATCACAGAAAGGATTTCCTCAAGGTGTTCCACAAATTGCTGTACCATATATGGATAAAGTAGGATTAGATCCAGCACAGTTCTTACCACCATCTCCTGAAGAAGGTATGGCAATGGCTATGTATGGTGGTATTCCTAAAGCTCAAAATGGTATTAGTAGAATGGATGGTATGGCAGAGTTTGAAAAATTAAAAAGAAATTACTACGCTGGTAATCCAAATACTGGAATTACTCAGAGAGCAACACCAAATGTTCCAGTTAATAGAACAACACCATATACAGCTCAGGATATTGAATTTAAAGATGGTAGATGGCAAGTTAAACCTACAGCTAATATGCAAGCTGCACCATATAGTGTATCTTCACAAAATATGTCTCCTCAGAGATTTCAAGATTATACATTTAATAATCCAGAAGCTGCAATTGATTTAGTTATTAAATCTAGTGGTATTCCATCTTACATTGAAAGAGTAGATAAAGGAAGACAAGAGTTTTTAAATACTCTTAATCAACCATTTGCTAAACAACAAGTAGATACTATTGCTCCAGCACCAGTTAAACAACCGGTTGTAACACAAAAAGCTAAACCTGCTGCTCAAACACCAAAGCCTAAAGTTAATGTAGCTAAACCCAGTACAGATCCTGTAAGTTCAGAATGGGGCGATTATGAATATGGTGGTAATATTCCACAGTATCAAACTGCAGGAGAAACTCCTCAAGAAGTAGCAAAGCCAAACCCGTATGCTAAAGTTTTCATTGAAGAAAGAACTAGTAAAACAACAGGAAAGAAAGCTTATCTGTATTATGAAGGTGATCAGAAATATCTTGTTGATGAGGCAGGTAATGAAATACCAGGAACTAGAAAAGTCAGAACCGCAGACGATACAAAGTTTACACAATATGGTTCTCCAGAAATTGGAACTGCTATTGATGAAAGAATTAAAAAGGGTAATAAAGTTATCTATACCAGAATTCCTGCAGGACAGTTTGCTAATCAACCTCGTGTAAAAAACACAGGTATTTATTTACCAAGTGCTGAAGCTTCATCTAGAACAGAAGGAACTTTAAGTTCTGCAGAGTGGAAAGATTTTCAAGACAGACATGGTGATTGGATTGAAAAAGAATATCCAGGAGGATTTAATAAATTTAAACAAGATTTAGAAACTGTAGAAAATGATCCAGATAGATTAAAAAATTTAGAAACTGTTGGTAATAAAGCTGCAGGATGGTTCCAAGATAAGGTTAATGAAAAATCTATTAAAGCCACAGGTAAAGCTTACTTTAAACCAAAAGATCCTAATAGTAAAGATCCTTATCAAAGAGATATAAAATTTGGTAGAGTAAGTTATTCTGTTCCAAACTATTTTGATGATGAAACTCCAGAGACTCCAAATACTCCAGATACCCCAAGAGAGCCTGTTGAACCAGGAGAATTAAATCCTCCACCAGTTCCAAAAAGACCACCTATTGGTTTTTATCCTCAAGATGTATTAAATACAGCAGCTGCTGTTGGTGACTTAGCTAGTATTAATAAATACAATCCTAGAATGGCACAATTTGTACCAGAACCTATGGAGCCTACATTCTATGATCCCAATAGGGAGTTAGCTAATAATGCTGAGATGGCTAATATTGCTTCTGCAAATTTGGCGCAGTTTACAGGACCACAAGCTTTCAATACAAGATTCTCTGATGTACAAGGTAAGAGTTTAGCTAATGCTGCTAATGTGTTAGGTAGATATAATAACTTAAATGTTGGTGTAGCTAATCAGTTTGAACAAGCTAATAAGCAAATAAACAATGAAGCAAACTTTAGAAATGCTTTAATGGCTAATGACTTTTATGATAAAACTGTTATTGCTAATCAGCAATTTGATAATTCTAAAAGAGCTGGTAGAAGAGAGGCTGTAGATTATGTAAATGCTGCATTAGAAAATAGATTTATAACAGATCAAATGAACAGTTTATATCCTAATTTCTTTGTTGATCCTGCTGCTCTTAAAACTTATTATAAACCAGCTCAAAAACTTCCACCTGGACAAAAGGGTAAAGATTTAGCAAAATACTTAACTGAAATGGGAATTGATATTAAGAATCCTACAGTTCAGGCTGCTATGGTTAAAAGTATATTCGGAGATATAGATGTAGATGAGCGTGGTAATATTTTAGCAGCACAATCTGCAATGTCTAACAGAAGAAAAACTAAGGGCTCTTAAATATTAGAGGTTTAATAGTTTAACTTTATATTTGTTATATTTATAATATAGATAATGGCTAGTTACATTCAAGGTCTTACCGATTATATACCAAAGGCTGAGCCTTATAAACCCAATTTTGATTTTCTTAATACGGTTTTAGCAACAAGACAGGCTAGGTATGATAGCGCACTTAATAAATTAAGTGGTGCATACGGTAGTATTGTATATGCTGATCTTACAAGAGATGATAATAGAGAAGCAAGAGATAACTTCTTGAAGAACTCTGAGAAAGCTATTCAACAAATTACAACTTTAGATCTTTCAGATCCAGCTAATGTACAATTAGCACAACAGGTATTTCAACCTTTTGTAGATGACAAGAAGATGCAGTATGACATCATGTTTACTAAAGCTAAAAGGCAAGGTGAAACTGAAGCAGAAGCATATAGGATTGCTGGTGATGAAGAAACACAAGCCAAATGGTCTCCGATAGGAGTACAAGCGCTAGAGTATAAACAGATGGAATTTAGAACAGCATCTCAAGATAAAGCATATAAAATGCCTTTACCTAAGTATGTGCCAGCTGTAAATATTGCAAAGATGGCTCATAAGTTAATTGGTGATGATTTTAAAAACATATCTGTTGAAGAACTAAAAGGTGGATATAATATTACTACTACTGGTGGGCCAAAGTCTATAAATGTAATCAGGCAGTATTTAAGTATGGCATTAGGAGCTGATCCTAACGTTAGAGCTTATGCTCAGGAAGATGCATATGTTAGATCAATGAATGATATAACTGCATTAGCAAATCAAAAATATAACGGTGATATTAATGCTGCTAAGCAAGAGTATTATATTAATAATGCTGATGTAGCTTTAGAAAATGATATGTCTAGATTAGAAGATGTTAAAGAAAGTGTATCTGAAACATCTAGTAAGTTAAGCGTATATGAGTCTAGAATAAACAGGGGTGATAGACTCTCTCAAAAAGAGCAAGCGCAGTATCAGGCATTAGCAAAAGAAAAAGCTACTGGTGATCAAATAGTTACTAATCTAGAAGATAGAATCAAACAGATTACTACAGCTGTTGAAACACAAGATGTAGATTTATTAGGTAGAGCTTTTCAAGCTTCTAAAGCTACAAGTTTTATTTCTGATCAATTAGCTAAAGCTTCTGAAACAGAAGCCTATAAAAATTACTCTGTTAAAAGAGATGTTGATGAGTATAGATTTGAGGGATATAAAAATAGTTTAGAGTTTTCTACTTGGACAAAGAAAGAAAAGATTAGGCAAGACTTTGAAAGAGAGAAGATGGCAATGGCAGCCGGTGCACAAGATCAGTTTATGGCAGGTTCTACAAGCTATCAAGCTGGTGTTTCTGGTGATCCACTTGCTGCAGATAGACAAGAGTTTAATACTAGCTGGCAACAATACTCAGGAAGTGTTTCTGCACTAGCACAAAGTATTTACAATACTAATGATCCTAAGTTACAGAGTGCTATTGAGTCTGCAGTATCTGGTGCTGGATTTAATATGACTGCACTTAAGCAAGGTAAAATTGGTTTAAGTGGACTTAATAAGATTCAGCAAAGAATAGAGAATATGCTAGCTGCTGATCCTAACTTGAGTAATAAGATGGCGCCTTTATTAATTGCTGTAAATGATAGAAAGCAATTAGCTTATACTAATTCTTCTGTAGTAGCAAGTAATAATAAAGTAGTAGTTAGTAATATGATTGCTAGCAATGAGTTTAATCCAAATATTTTAGGAGCTATGTTTAGCAAAGAAGGATCATTAAGAGATGTTAATTCTGCATATAAAGCATTAGCTAGTTCTGGTTATCCTATGTCATTTGAAAATTTTGCTGAAAACTATGCAGATATTTCTGAAGAGTATAAAGCTAAATATGTAAATCTAGCTCAGAATAAAGCAGGGTACAGACCTGTAGGTGCAGGAGGAGATGGTCAGTATATTTCTAACTATGTAACCGGTGTTGCAGATCCTAAGAAGTTTATGTCACCAACCACCATTGGATTTATTGGTGTTATGAATGATGTAAATAATCCAGTAGTTAAAGTAGGAGCTGGTAATGCTGCTGATGTTACAACACAGAGTCAAGGTGTATTTGCAGATATGGAATCATCACCTGAGTTAAAAGCTTACTTTAATAACTTGCGTTCTAAAATGGCTGTAGATAAAACAGCTATCGCATATGATTATGCAGGAAGAGCTTTAGGTAATAATAATTATCATTCATTAACTGTAAGACCTAGTTCTACTGATAAAGAATTAAAAGCTTTAAAAGAGTCTGGTATTATTAGCGTAGATCAATATAATAAAATTATTGCTAGAGGTATTACAGCAGTTATTCCAAGAGAGATAGTTACAAATCCAATTGCTGCTAGATTAGAGACATCTGATAGGCAAATGATTTTAAATAATAGTGGTTCTTATAGATATAAGAATCCTATTAATAATATTGATATTACATTTACTCAGAATAATGACGGTAGTATTTCTGCATCAGGAACAGCATTTAATTCAGCAACTGGAAGAATAGATCCTTTTATTCAGGATAATATGAATTCTATATACTTTAATAATCTCCTTAGTAGGTTTGATCAGATTACTGAATAATAATTATAATGGCAGATTTTGAAAACATTTTACCACCTCCAGGTATAGAAACCGGTATACCTAATTCATTACAAGGACCAGATATGGTATTTGTAGATGGTATGAATTCATTACCACCCGGTGCACCATTAGTTCCTTATAATGAAGATGTAAGTATACCAGCAGTTCCTACTGGAGGATTTGAAGTAAATTATAATAAGAATAATCCTTTTGATATTACTAAGGATGTTTTAAGATCTCCTATTACTGAATCTGATATTGTCTTTGAAAAGTCTAAAATTAAAACTTTTCAATCCGGATATCAGAAAACTAACTTTAATAGATACTATAGTGATAATGATAACTTCTATAAATTAGGTTTTGATCCTTTAGCTAATAACGATGAGATCTATAATCAAAATAGATCTTGGTATGAGGATCTTGGTAGAGGTTTATTAGGAGTACCGGCATTGGGTTTATCTGTAGTTAAGTCTAGCTACAGAGGAATGGGTGAGATGCTTACCGGTGATTTCTCAATGACAGATGAAGTAGCTGCAGATGAGTTTGCTAAGATTATGGCTGAGTATGGTAGTACTAAAGGTGGTGCTACACAGTTTGCCTCTAATTTATTATTGCAATCTGGATTTGTAGCAGGTATTGTTGGAGACTATTTATTAACTGAAGCTGTAATTGCAGGTAGTGTGGCTTTAACCGAAGGCGCTACTTTACCAGCAGCTCTAGCAGCTAGTTCTGCTAAGACAGTTAAAGCTGCTAAAGACTTGGCTAACATGCGTAAGTTATTTACCGCTAATGGTGCAAGGGAAGCTTATAGCTCTATTAAAGGTTTAAATGCTACCAAGATAGGTCAAGGAGTTACAAGTGTTGCAGAAGCACTTGTACCAAGAACTTTAACAAATATTAGAAATACAGTAAATGCTGGAGATAATGTAATTGGTTATGCTAATGCTGTAAGAGGTGTTGGTGATTTTATATTAGATCTTAAGCAAGTTGGATACACAGTTGCTGAAGCTTCTATGGAGGGTGGTGCTGTTAAGAATGAATTTATTGATGATAAGATAAATCAGTTTGTTTCTGAGAATGGATACTATCCAGAACAGGAAGAGATGAACCGGATATATAGTTTAGCTGGTGATGCTGGTTTTACCACTAGTGCTATTAACACACCGCTTATATATCTTACAAATGCTATCACCTTTAATAACTTATTTAAGGGTAAAGCAGCAATGCTGAATGCTCCAACAAATGATGTTATTGCTAGATCAGCATTAACTGGAGAAAAGATTATTGCTAGTACAGAAGGTGCTACAGTTTTAACTGCAAAAGAAGCAGCTAAAAAATTATTAAAACCTAAAGAGTATTTAAGTTTTGGAGCCCAATACTTTAAGAGAAACTTATCTGAAGGTATTCAGGAAATTTCTCAAGAGGTTGTAGCTGGTGCTTCTAAGAATTATTATGATAGATTATATGATACCCCAGAAGCTGGTGGTATTATGATTTACTTGGCTGATGCCTATGAGAATACTAAGAGACAAGCTTCTATGCAAGGTCTTGAAGTATTTGCGTCAGGATTTTTGATGGGTGGTCTTACTGGTATTGCTGGTAATTTAGCTAATGTATCAAAGCGAGCTGGATCTAATGTATATTATAACTACATTAAAAATGATCCTGAAAAGTATAATCAATTATATAAAGCAGAACAAGAAAGATTTAAAAGTATAGTTACTGAATTAGATGATGCTATTAAGAATGGTCAGAAGGTTTTAACTTTAGATATGGAAAATCTACTAACGCAAGTTAGATTAGGTACAGACATGGTAGAGGCTAGAAAGAACTTTGATGAGAAAGTTTTTCATGATCTAAAAGATATGGCCCGGTTTAATAGTATTTATACAGCATTAAAATCTGGTAAATTTGATCTCTTAATAGAAAAGCTGCAGAATCTAAAAGATATGAAAGGCTCTGAATTAAAAGAGGCTTTTGATTTAACTGAAGATGTAACTGATGAAGATGCTTTAAAGGTATTAGATGTTAGTATTGAAAGAGCTAAACAAGTCAAAGAACAGTATAAAGAATTCTCAGATTATAAAAATCCTTTTAATCCTAATAGATTTAGAAGAACTAATCTATCAGATCCTGAAACTAAAAATGCTTATCTTAAAGAAGTAATAAACCATGAAGCATTTGAAGAAGCAAGAAAGGTTGCTGTATTTAGTTTACATGGTAGAGAGCAAGCTCAGAAAAGAATGGGTGAGCTTACTGATAAACTTACAGCTATTGGTACAATTGGTAAATTAACATACTCAGACATTACACCACTTTTAAATTCTAATAATCTTGAACAAGAGTTAGATTTATTAGATAGTGAAATCAAATCATTAACTGGTTCTACAGATAAAGAAACCTTAAAGATTCTTAACTATAAAAAAGCTAAGAAAAAAGCTTTAGAATTATATAAAACAAATCTTGAGAAAGCCGGAGATGTATCTGATTCTGAACAATTAAAAAATAAAAGATTTTTAAGAGATGCTTTTATTAAATACTTTAATACTTTAGCACAAGAGGCAGGTACAACTATCTCTAAAACTGAAGCTGCAGAAGCTTACAATATAATAACTGATTACTATTCATTATCAGATGATGTAAATATATTTACAGAAAACCTGAATTCATTATATGATCCACAGAGTTTCTATGATTATGTAAATAGACTTCTAGAACAGCAAAAATATAGACAAGAAAAGCAAATTACTTATATGCAAAATGCTAGAAAGTCTTTTATTAATGCTGTAAAGGTTAGAGATTTTATTCAGTATCTAGCTGATAGAGGTTATGGTATAAAACTATCTTCTTTACCTAAAGATGTAAGTAAAGATTATGATGAGTTTGTAAAAACTATTATCAATGATCTAGATGTTGTATTTATAGATTTTAATTCAGATAGAGAGTTTGATAAGACTGATCCAAGATCCTTACTTGTCTTTAGTATTATTAACGAGTTTGATGGTATTGTAACTGAAGAAGTAACAGAGGAAGCTCCAGCAGAAGAAGTAGTTACAGAAGAAGAAGTGGTAGAAGATCAACCTGCTGTATCAGATGAGATACAACAAGAAGAGGGTGTACCTTTAATTCAATCAGTTAAACAGTTTAATACATTACCAGTTAAGCTACAAGGTTTAATTAGATCTGCATTAACTCAACAGAATTCTGCTAGAGAAGCTGATGGTGAATCAGAATTACCTTTAGATAGATTCTTACGTACAGCTTCAGCTAGAAGAATTATTACTAAGTTCTTTAAAGATCCTGAGAATGCTGCAGATGTTAAAGCATTTAATGAAAAGAAAGCTCCAGCAAAACCGGCAGAAGCACCTAAAGCTGAACCTGTTAAAACAGAAGAACCTGTAGAAGAAGAACCGGTTATAGAAGCTGAAGTAGTTACTAATCCATTACAACCAATCCTAGATACAATTAGTAAAGCCAAGTCACTTGGTGAGTTAGATACTATGCTAGAAGAACTAGATTTAGATTTACTGGCTGAAGATCCAGCTAATATTGATGCAGTTAATAAAGCAATTGAGTCTCGTAAACAAGAGTTGAGTAAGTCTGTAAAGTATGAGAATGTTAAAGTTGGAGATGTATTAGTATTTGGGGATAATAAGTTTGGTTTGGTTGAGAAAGTTACTTCAACTAAATTAACTGTAGTACCTTTGTATGGTGAGCGTATGACTCCGGCAAAAGATGCTAATAAGCGCATTACAGTTTTAAAGAAAGATTTCTCAAAAATGGTAAAATCATTATATGATACAGAGTCCAATGTAGTAGTTGGTACTAAAGATGTTCCTTCTCCTTCAGCAGAAGAGAAAAAGATTATTGAGACTAACTCACAGAATATAGATGACTTCTTAGATAATGAGGAAGCCACTAAAAAGCTTGAAGATCAGACTAATAACAAGTCTGAAAAAGATGTAAATAATGATTTCTTTAATAATATAGGTTGTTAATAATATGAATTGCTCACTATCCGCATTACAACAGCAGCAGTTTTATGCTAAAGTTTTTAAAGACTTATCTGTAATTACAGATAACAAAACACCTTATAATTTAAAAGATTACATTAATGAATTTTATGAGCAAGTAGTTGCTGCCAGTAATGATCCTAGTTTAGGATTAACCTATATACAGTTACTTCCAAGAATAGTTGCTACTATTGTTAACAAAAATCCTAATGTTCGTAAGCATCTTAGAGATAATCAAATTAGTACTGATGATGTTTTAGATCTTAGAGATAGCTTTGAAGATGTTACTGTTGTAGAAAAATACCTTGCTGTAAAAGAGTTAAGTCCAGAAAGACTAGAGCAAGTAAGAAAGAAAGCTGGTATTGTTAGTTCTCAATTAGAGAAAGCAACAGAATTAAGTAATGATATAGAATTCCAAGCAAAGCATACTACCGGTCTAGTTACTACTGGTCAAGAAGAAGAGGTTAATGATGAGGGTGAACTAACAGGTGAGGCAGATCCAGATCCTGAAAAGATTGCTACTTATGCATTTATGCGTTCTATTCTAGATAGATTAAGTAAACAAAATTTAACTAGCGCTGAACAAATAGAGATAACCGCATCTAACGGTACCAAGATCAAAGGGATCTATATGATTCCTACTGACATAATTACATCTAGAGGTAGTAGAATTACACAGTTATCTTTTGCCACACTTACTAAAGATGGATATAAGAAAATCTTTGTAAATAGCAGAGGTTATATTACAAACATTGAGGGTCAGGATGAAGCAGAAGGTGCTATTATTCCCGTAACTGATTTCATTACCCCTAACACTAATAAGGGTAAAAGAGAATTTATATTTATAGAGAGTGGTGAAACCAGTCTTGCACCTATAGATGAACTTGTAGAAAGAACTATTGTTAGAGCTGCTAAAGCCGGAGTAGAAATTCCAGACACTGATGTCTTAAGAAAACAATTAGAGGATCAAAGAACTAAAGAAGTAGAGTTAGTAGATAAGTTTATTAAGACCTTTATAGGTAATAAGACTTTAGCTTTACCTTTAAACATAGTTGGTGGTAGATCCGGTTTTAACTTATTATCTGATACCCCTGTTAAGTTAACAGAGGTGACTAACGTTACTTCAGATACTATTAGTAATATAGAGTTTGATAACTTTGGTAAAACATATTTGAAGTTAGATAAGTTTGGTGATCTAGTACAGATATTTCCAAATAAAACATCTGCTGAGTTAGCTAAGAATCTTGCAAAGCTTATTGTAGATCCTAAAGTATCAGCTAGTGTAAAGTTTGGAATACTAGAGAATATCTATAATATCAATGATGGTACTTTTAATATCAGTTATGATAATACTAGTAAGAAACCATTACTAAGTATCTATTCAGATAAGGATGTAATATATGATTCTGAAAATCCGGATTTAGCTGATGAAGATTTTATAGCAGAGCAATTAGCTACTGCTTATATAAACATATCAAAGGATAACATTGATGGTAAGATAGATGTACCTAACTATAACTCAGGCAAGTTTGCAAAGAGTAAGGTTAACTATAATGATTTTGTAAGACAGAATACTGTAGTATTTACCGTATTACGTAATGATGGTACTATTAAAACTTTTAATCCCAGTCTGCAGTATGAATTTACTATGGAGGCATTAGAAGAAATGTATCCAACTGAGAAGAAACAAGAACCTATAGTAAGTTCTACAGATGCTAAAGCAGATATAGAAAGAAGAAGATTGGCAGAATTATCTGCATATGCCAGCACTTTTGGAGAAGAAATAGGTGATTTATTATTTCAAGGTATAGAAACTCCTACCGGCATTGAAAATACAGATGAATATAAAAATAAAGTAAAAGAAATCAATGCTAAATATAACGCAGAATTAGCTGCTTTAGAACCATCTACTAGTACTGCTAAACCTAAACCCAAACCTAAAACCATTATTAAGAATCAGAATGTAAATACTACTCCCTCTGGTTTTAAAGGTACATTTGATATGGACCTTATTAATGATATTAATAATAGTCTAAAAAGAGCCGGATTTAAAACTGTAAATACTACACCTGAAGAGATTAAGAAGATTAAAGATTGGTATGGATCTTTAGAGGTTATGGTAGATGGTGAGAAAGTAAAGCTTTCTACAATGATTCCGGTTAATGAAGCAATTGCTTTAACTAACTCAGATGCATTGGGACTATTTAGTTCTAGTGGTATTACATTATTTACAAAAGCCGGTAACAAAGATTACACTACGTTATACCATGAAGCATGGCATGCATTCTCTCAGTTACTATTAACACAAGATCAAAAGCAAAGCTTATATAACTCAGTAAGAAAAGGGGTTAAGTATTTAGCTAATGCTACTGATAAGCAAGTAGAAGAATACTTAGCTGAAGACTTTAGAGGTTATGTATTATCTGATGGTAAGAAAATTCTTGTTAAACCTAATGAGAGTATCTTCCAGAAATTATGGCGTATTGTAAAAGCTTTCTTTACCGGTCAAACTGATATTGTAGACCCCACTGTTGTACCATTAGTAAAAGAGTTATATGATAACTTAAGATTGGGTAATCTATTTGAGTATGCGTACTCTGTAGAGAACATGCAGTTTGGTAACTTGTATAGAGGTATAGATCCATTAAATGAAGAAGAACCAAGTATTAGTTTATCAGACAGTAGGTTAATCAATGAATCAGTTGATGGTGCTTTTTCTGAAATTATTAATGCTACTGGATTAAACGTTTCAGCTATTTATAGTGATAAGAGAGCATTAGATTTCTTATACAAGAATACTAAGCAGTACTTCCAAGATGTTTTAACTGATACAATTGCTAGAGTTGAAAATGATCCTGATGGTGCTGATACTGTAGATAGAAATAATATCCGGATTTTAGAGTATGCTATTAATAACTTTGGTGAATTAGATAACGTTATTTCTGGTAAAGAAAAATCAGGTGTTATTGCTTATCATAGACAAAAATCTAAGTACTTAGCATTTGAAGCAAAAGTTCTTGAAGCAGAAGAAGATAAGTCAGATCCAAGTATAGATAGTTTTGACCGTACCGGTAATGATAAATCATTAAAAGAGTTAGCTTCTAAACAAGCTCTTTATATGGTTAAGAGTTTATACCAAGTAAAAGCAAACGGAGAACCTATCAAGAATAGATTAGGTTTTAATAAGCTTGTTGAGTTTGGTAAAGCTTGGAGTACTATATCTAAAACCTTAATTAACTCAAATAGTTTTGATGAGATATATACTAAGTTAATTGGCTTACAAGAAAGTTTTCCAGAAGTAGCACAGTTAATTGCTAAGTTGGGAGATCCAAGTCAATCTCAAATTAATAATGCTAACTTTAAACGTTGGTTAGGATTTGCTCAAACATTTAATAAAACAGTAACTCCTATTATAGAACACAGGCTTTCTACTTCTATTGAAGAAGAGGAAGGAAAACCTAGTTCAACTAAAGTTTCTACATATATCCAGAGAGCTACTAGTGATACAACAAAGATTATTAATACTTTTAATTCTAAGTTCCTGGTTAGTAAATCTAAGTATGTAATTAGAAAGAAAGGTTCAACACCTATTTTAAATATAGATAAGGTACTTGAAGACTTTTCATCAATTAATAAGTATAATGTATTTGACTTTTTAAAAGCTATAGGTTTCTATTTGGATAATAATCCTACTTTAAGAGCAGCACTAGAGAATGCTGTAGTAGATAGAAAAAGCAAGGAGACATATATTGCATTTGATTATTTAATAGAAGCTTTAGAAAAAGCTAAAGAAAATAAAACTATAATTACTAACCCTATTAAGTTCTTTAGGGATCCTAAGCAGGGTAATCAAGCGGGATATGTAAGTAAACTTTTAACTCTGCAGGCAAGATATACTTCTAGTGATTTTAGTACTGGTATCATGAATCCTGAAGGTAACATGGAGTATGAAACATCATTAAGAAACTCTTTAAGTCAGATCATTGATGGTCTTAATAAACTTGAGTTTATGGATCAGATGTTACAAGATCCTGAGTTTCAATACTTAAGTGTTTACCATCCTAATAATAATCCTTATGCTAAACATTCTTATATCATTAACTCTCTCTTTGATGCTAATGGCAATAGAAGAAAAGATGTTATTCTTAGTTTAGAGAACTTAAGTGGTATCCGTAGAGACTTTAATGGTATTACTGTTGAAGGTATTAAAACAAATAAACTTAATAAGTATGATAAGTTTATGTTTGATGTACATGCCATTATTTTAGGTAAAACACCAGAGCTTCCTAGACACGCTAGTAAAAGTTCTTCTTATGGTGTTGGTATGAATAAGTACTACGGTGAATCTGGAGTAGATAATTTAATACTACCTATTAAGGATGTAGCCAGATATGGACATGATTCTGCAATGCCTATTATCTTAAACTACTTATCTGCTGAATTAGGAAGAATCTGGTATATTAAAAATATTCCTTCATTACAAAACGTAGATAGTTTTAAGAAGAATGGTACTAAGATTATGGCTTTTGATTCTGTATTATCTGGTCCTACTAAAGCTAAGCTTTACGAGTTAGTAGATAATGCAGATTCTATAGATGATATAGTTTACTCTGAAGAACTAGAGAAAGCTATTAAAAAAGATTCAGGTAAATATTTTGATAATCAGATTAAAACTAATTATAAGATCTGGACTCAGATTAGTGCTGTTACTGGAAGTGTATTACTAAGTCCTGAAATTAGAAATAAGATTGCTGAAGAAACTAGAATTGGTAAAGGGTTAGATAAAACTAATATATATGCTATTAATCCTCAAGATCAATTAGAGTTAGTAAATGAGGTTTATACGTATAACTCATGGTTTAATAACTTTGAGACACAACTATTTTATGGTGATGCTTCTCAGTTTAAGCATGACAAAGAAGAGTTTCCTAAACGTAATGCAGCTATTGCTTCTACTGGAGAGTTTAGTATTTTGGATAACTACACCATTGATTACTTAAATAATACAAGTAACAATACATATGCTGAGAAAGAAGGTTTACCAAAGTTAAGATTTGATTCAGCTGTTAAGACTACAGTTCTTGATGATGTAGAACCAGAATCAGTATACTATAGTCACTACAAACAGTTATTAACTAGTCTTGGAGTAAGTGAAGATAGAGCTGAAAAGATTTTAAAACCTTATAAAAAGATTACTGAAGGTGATGGTCAGGGTTGGATTACTTTTGATTTCTATCGTAACTTCTTAAGATCTTTAAATAAATGGTCTGATGTACAAGAAGATTTGTATAACCAGATTATTAATGATCCTACTTCTGTAGATCCTAGAAAAGCATCTGAGTTCTTCCCAGTATTAAAAGCCAGTTATTATGGTCCTTTAAAAACAGAGAAATTAAATGTTTCCGGATTACATAAGTTTTCATTGATGCCTTTGATTCCTTCAGTTATTAAGGACACCAACTTAGAGCAGTTCCACAAGCAATTGCTTGAGCAAGGTATATCTTATGCATTATATAAGTCAGGTAGTAAGATCTCTAATATTACATTAGAAGATGGTACTATTCCTAACATGTATACTGATGCTACAAAGCGTACATTGTATTCTGGTGAGTATCCTATAAATGGTATTAATTTAAACTTCTTTAAGAATCAGTTAGACATTGCTCCATACTTTAAAGGTAAAGTTACATTGTCTTCTCAGTTACGTACAATTATTGAGACTAACCTCTATGCTAACGGTAAGCCTCTTAAGAAAGAATATAAACCAATTGTAGAGCGATATGAGAAAGCTATTGATAACTATGTAAAGTTCTATAAGCAGAAGTTATTTAAAGAGGTAGGCCTAGAATTTAGTGCTGATGGTAAACTAATTAAAGGAGATCCAAAAGATTTAATTAAAGCTATTCAGAAAGAATTAATACGTTTAGAGGTTCCTGAACATCAGATGGATATTCTAGATGTAAATGAGGATGGTAGTTTAAAGTATGACTTTGATAGTATTATCAACTCTAATGCTATTGAGAAGCAGCTTGTTGCAATCATTGAAAGAAAGATTGTAAGACCTACAGTAAAAGGTGAGCAGTTAGTACAAGTATCTAGTTCCGGATTTGAGAATCCTAAGTTTAGTAATCCATCTAAAGAAGATCTATTAAAGTATGGTACTAATGGTCTTGCTTTTTATGATATAGTAAATGGTAAGATCACACCAATGCAAGTAAAGATTGCTTTACAAGGTGATTTCTTAAAGCTTTTAACTACTACTCATACAGATGGTCAGCCAGTAAATACATTAGCTAGACTTAATGAAATGCTGAAAGATACAGCATGGAAGGAAATTAACGGAGAAACCATTAAGATGGTTGGTGTACGTATTCCTGTACAAGGTCTTAACTCTATTGAATACATGGAGGTTGGTGAGTTTTTACCTCCAGAAGCTGGATCTATTGTAATTGTTCCAACTGAACTAGTTGCTAAATCTGGTGGTGACTTTGATATTGATAAGTTAAGTATCCTAATGCCTAATATAGGTATTAATATTACTCAAGAAACTATTGCAGATGCTGAGTATAAAACTTTATTAGATGATGTATTTAATAAAGAAGCTCAAATGACTTCAGATGATATTACAGTAAAAGGTATTGAGAATGAAATCATTAAATCTATGATTGGTATAATGGAGATTAAGGAAAACTTTGTTCAGCTTATTACTCCTAACGAAACAGATATTGTTAAACCAATTGCAGATGAATTAGCAAAATATAATAGAGAGTATGATCCAAGAGCTAAAGCTGAGTTTCAGGATTCTGAATTTGTTATTTCTCCAACAAGAATGTTTGAGACTCAGAATAACTTATATAAGCATGAGTCTAATAACATTGGTAAATTAACTTTAGGTATTGGTGCTGTATCAAACAAATACTCAGTAGTACTTAACCGTGTTGGTGCATATTTAAATAAGACTTATACTTTCTTAGATAGTAAAGGAAAGACAAGAACTGCTAAGAATCGTATTCTATTTAAACATAATAAAACAGAGGACGGTAAAATATCTTTATCAGATCTTAACTCTAAAGATTCAGCTGTTTATATCTCAGATGTAATATCTCAGCTTATGAACGGATGGGTGGATGTTGAAAAAGACTCTTGGGTATTTGATATGAATGCTATCTATGAGTTAACACCTACATTGTTGTATATGTTACAAGCCGGTGTTGATGTTGAAACTGCTTCTTATTTCTTATCACAACCTTTAATTAGAGATTATATATCTGCATACAGAGTATTAAATGGTATGTACACTAAATCATTAGATGCTTCTGGAGATAGTGCTAAAGGTCCTGGTTTCTTAAAGTTTAAAGCAAAACAGTATGTAATAAACAAATATGGTTTATTTGATCCTGAGCATAAACTTGAGTTAAAGAAAAAAATAAAGGATCCTTTCTTACTTAAGCAATTGTATAATGCAAATACAATGAAGAATCCATTGGCTTCTAAAAAATCTTTAACTGCAGCAGTAGACATTATGACTAAAGCTTATAATGTTTATGCTATCTCTAATGAGAATATTAAAAAGATTGTACAGAATGGTGAGAAAAGAAGTCCTCTTGCTATGTTATCCTTTATACATTTCTTAGAAGTAGAGGACCAAGCTCAAGTGATGCGGGAAATTTCTTCTTCTACCAACGTTGATACTAAGAAGTCTGGTAACTTATTCCAAGCAAAGAGTCGTTTAAGTAAATTAGAACAATTAGAGGAGGGTAATAGATTACCTCAAGAGATTACAACAAGAATGGAAAATCAATCTTCTATTGCTCCATTCTTTATACAGGATTATATCTTAAACGTATTTAAAGATTACTTCCCATTAAGAGCAAGTGATACCATAAATACTTACTTAACTGATATAATTAACAACAACTATAATATCATCCGTGAAGAGTATAAAGATGTAGAATCATTTGTAGATTTATTTAGAAATGATCTTCTTCAGTTTATCATTCAGAATAGTATTGGATCTGTAGATATCAATACAGTAAAAGATTACAAAGGTTATGCTGTAAGTGATTCTATTGATGTAGAAAAGGTAAGAGGTCTTAAAAGAAGTGCTGTATACTATGAAGGTAAGATCTATTTAGATAGAGCCAAGTTACGTGAGGAGTATAATAATAAAACTTATTCTAAGGCTGAGTATGAAGAAACAGGTTTAGCAAAGTTACCAGCTGATAAACGTACAGATGTTATACCTTTATTTAGTTCTGAAAAACAGTACACTGCTTTTGTTTTAGAGAGAGAATACTTACGTGCTACTAGAGATAAAGGTATTTTTTCAGATGATATCTATGAAAAAGGTCTTATCCAAGATGCTTTACATAACGTATACAATCTGAAGTCAATGTTCTTTGGTACCAATAGTTTCCCAGATAAGTTTGAGATGGTAAAGAATGCTATAGAAAATGAAGACTATAATTTGTTTGATTACTTGGTTTATGATTCTCAACAGATTAAAACTGGAACTAAGAATGCAACAATTAAAAACTTACGTTTAACTGGTGATATAAAAGATCCCGATTTCTTAGAAGAACTGAATACTCAGTTTGAAGAACTATCTGATATAAATGTAGAAAAGAATCCCGACCCTATTATTAATAGAGAGATTTCTGAGTTCTTTAACAAGTTATCTATCTTTGGATTCATGCAGTCTGGTATGAATAAGTCATACTTATCATTTGTTCCTATCTTATCTAGTAATAACTTTAAAGATATCATTAAAGAAAACATTGATAAGTTCACTAAAGTATTAGAAAGTAATAAGGGTAATACTGCTTTATACAGATACTATAAGAAGTTTGGTGAGCAGAACTCTAGAAATAATATTACTAAGTACAGGTTTAAAAACTATGTAATAGATAATACTATTGAAAAGATGGGTGATGAAGTTCCTAAATTACCAGAGGGTACATCTTCAACATTAACTCCTAGAGTATATACTTATTCTTATGGTAAGATGCGTACTATAGGACTGATTAATAAATACTCAGGTCTAGTTGGTATATATAGTAAAGCAAAAGATAATACCGGAACTAATGTTATTGCTTCGGATACTTACTTAGGTAATGCTAGTAAAGTAACTGGTACTACTATAGGATTACCAATCTTTGAATCATTTGTTGGTAAAGCTAAATACTTAAATGCTGCAGATACTGCTAACAATATGAAGTTAGTAGAGGAGACTGTTACCACTCTTATAGAATTATATGAGGCTGGTAAAACATTACTCTTTAACAAAGAAGGATATGGTATCTTAAATGATGATCCTAATATTGATAAGCCAGCTTATATGGAGTTATTTAAAGAGTTATACTATAACTTTGGGTATAAAAATCCTGTGTTTGCAGAAGATCCGGAATTTAAAGAGTATATTTATTCTGTGCAACCTATCAATCAGCTCTTTGAAGAAGATGCTGATAGTGCCCCAGATACCGAGGATCAAGTTGTAAAAGAAAAAGAAGTAACTTTAGTTGATGGTAACATTTATCCAGCATCTGCTATTAATTCTAAAATGCTAGAAGAGATGGGATATGATGAAGATACAATTGGTGAAATATTAAAAGAAATTTGTGGCTAATGGCAACCTGTCCTATAAAATCAGATCCTGACTTTCAAAGGTTAGAAGCATTCCAAGGTACAAAGATGGCTACTTATCTTTGGGATAAGTTTGAGGGTAATCCTCCAGCTACTGTATATAAGAATATTGTAAATAGAAAAAAGAATTCTATTCCTCTTAATTCTAAATTATCTGCAGGAACTAATAAGATATTACTAGATTTTGTAAAAGCTCTTAATATTAAAGTTGAAGGTGGTAATGTTGCTGAGGCTGTATTAAATAATGTTCCCGGTAATCCTTTAGCTGGATTTGATTTATTACAAAAGTATTTAGCTATTAGAGATGGTGCTGAAGAAATTGTACCAAAGCAAGTAGCTAACATCATGCTTAGTTTCTTAGGTAAGAAAAGCGAGCTCTATAATAATCTTTGGTTTAATATTAAAAGCTGGTCTAAGTATAAAGATCTATACAGATCTTATAGATTAAAGTTAGAAGATACTACAGAGGTAGAAGATATTTTTACTAAAGAAAATCTAGATAAAGATAGTGATTTACCAGCGTATCTTGTTGATATGTATGCAGATAGAACTTTTAATTTTACTGCACACAAACAAGTAATTATAGATTTTATTGCTGAGGGTCTTACAGATTTTTATGGAAGAGACTTAACCACATTTGTTAGAAGTGAACGAGGTAATGGTGATGTAGATAAAGAGTATTTCCAAAAGCGTGGCTTTAAGTATAATCCTTATGATAAACAATCCAGTGCACTAAAGAAGTTATGGTATAAGATTCATGATTTCTTTTTGTCTTTGTTTAGAAATAAGTTTGATAAGCTTAGTCAGCAAGACTTAGAAGATAGATTGCTGGATTTAGTAGATGATATCTATAAGGGTAATTATAATATTTTTACACGTGGTGTAGAAAGAGTTGGTGATTCTTTATTGGTTCCTGATAAAAATAATCTGGGAGCATTTAAACAATTAGAGATAAAAAAGTACAATCAAACTTTATCTAAAGATGCTGAAGCTAAATCAATTATAGACTTTATGCTTAATGATCCTAATATGGGTTATAAGTTAAGTGGTTCTATGGTATTAAGATACTATGGCACCGTGTATAGAGCTATAGATGAAGATATACATGATATTGATGGAGTTATAGAATTAGGTACTGTTCAGAAAGAAGAAAACTATAGTGAATTCTATGGTTGGTTACATCATAAGGGAATATTTATTAAAGACCAAAATGAGTTTACAGCTAAAGTAAAAGAATTTATAGAAGATCAAAATTGGTATAAATCTTTTACTAAAAAATATCCGACCTTTGAGATGACTAATTCATTTATTGGTAAGGATCATAAAGCTAATCAAGAGACAGTAACCGTGCAAGGCGTTATACCTATATTAGATGATGCTAGTAAAAAGCAGTATGATGATAAAGGTAACATAGTAGCTTATACTTTTGATTTCTTTGTACGTACTGCAGAAGGTAACTATCCTGAAATATTTGATAACTACTTTAAAGACTGGAAACAAATCTTTGAAGCTAAAGTTAAAATGGGTAGGTCAAAAGATATAGTAGATTTAATTTACTATGATCCCTTTATTGATAATGCATTTAAGTTTACAAACGCTGGATATAGATATTTCTCTTTTGCTGATGGCACTACTAGTTTTAATACAGATGAGAATGCAGAACCAACTGATCCATATGAAAAACCATCTGGTGCAGAATATGCTCCGACAGGATACCCAGAAGTTCAAGATGAAACATACAATAGTTGCAAATTATGAGTAAGTGTAGATTAGATATACAGAATGATGTACTAAAGACATATAAAAAAGCTTTAGCTAAAGAGGTTGGACAGTTCTTATCTCCAACAGATAGTTTAACTACATTTTATGTTAATGCTGCCGGTGATACAAGAGCCGGTGCCTCATCTATTGTAAAGGCAGTAATAGGATTAAACGAGTATTGGAGAACCAATATGGCTGACTTTATTACATGGGATGGTACAGCTAGAGTATTTGTTAATCCTCCAAGTTTTGTTATTGATCATTACTGGGAAGAATACAAAAAGAAAAATAATATTACTGATGAAAGTCCTGACTATTACAGAGTTGCTGATGAAGACTTTTTAAATAGTTTGTTTCCATCTGTAGAGTTACAAGAGGGTGTAAAAGCTCAAGAGATAGCAACTAAGTTTGCTAATAACTTAGCATCTCAGACAGGTATTAACTATAAGATGATTTCTGCTCAACAAGCTGCAGAGATTACAAAAGATACAACTTCTCCCTGGAATGGTGAGCCTGCATTTTATTATCAGGACACTGTATATCTTATTGAGAATGGGTTTAAATTAAATCACGTACTGCATGAATATGCACACCCTATAGTTAGAAGTTTATATTTAAGCAACTATGAGTTGTTTAATAATCTATACAATCAGATTATTAGTACACCAGAAGGCGCTACACTTGTAAATACTGTATCTGAACTATATCCTGAGTATGATATTACTAACCCTAATTTTGCTCAGGAAGTATTTGTAAGAGCTTTAGAGCAAGCCGCTGTACAGAAAGCTAATAAAGTATCTGCTACTCCCGGATTTAATTCATTTATCTCTAACCTGTTATTTGCTATTAAGCAGTTAATCAGAAAAATATTTGGTAAAGGTATAAAGATTGAGAAGTTATCTGTAGATACTACACTTAATCAGTTAGCTGATATGTTAGTTGGAGAGAACTTTATTCTTACAACAGAGATTATTACACCGGAAGACTTAGTACTATATGCAAAGAATAATCAAACTCTGTATAACGACCTAGATAAAGTTAATACTGATGTACTTATTCAAGTGGTTAATAGATTCTTTTCTAACTCTAGATCACAGTTAAATAGAATTAGGACAAATCAAAACTATTCTGATGTTGTAGACACAATTACAACTGAATCAGGAAGATCTATTCTTAAAGATATAGTAGATAACTTACGTGTTGCTGAAACAACTACAGTAGATGATAAGGTTAAGAAATTTAAAGATGAAGTTGATAAGAGAGAGAAACAAATTACAGCTAGTGTAAGAAGCGCTCTACAGACAGATGTCTTATTAGATAGAATAATAGATAAGTTAACAGATATGAAAGCTCTTGGTGATACTAAAGAGGTTATCAATCAAACATTCTATTATGACATCTTATTACGTAACTGGAATAAATTTATTCAAGAAACTACTAATGGTTTAACTGATGCCGGTTTACGTACAGATAGTTCATTATTTGCTTTATTTGCTAAGATGGGTAAGAAAGCAGAGCAAGCTGACAGACTTATTAATGAGATTTATAAAAAAGGAATTGGTGGAATATTAACAGAACAACTTGAGCCATTATCTAAAAATGTAGATACATACTTTACTAATAAGCTTGAGAAGTTAAGATCTAAAAATGCTACTCCAAAACAAATAAGAGAGGTACAAGAAGAGTGGGATAGATTAAAATTAAACCGTGCTACAGTTGATGATTACTTATCAGGAATGCGTGGTGATGTTAATGCTTTATCTGCTTATGTAGAATCATTTGCAAGTTCACCGGATCCTATTATTGCTAGTTTCTCAGTATTCTTAGACAATGCCTACACTGATGTAGAGTTAAAGGCTAAGAAGAATAAAGATGATTTCTTAAGAGAGTTATTACCAGCATTAAAACAAGCCGGTTACTCTGATAAGAACATTACAGAACTAATGAAAGAATTAGTATCTGAGGAAGAAGTTATTGTACGTGATGAAAATGGTAATCCTAAACCTATTACTAAGTTAGTATTACTTAATCCATTTAAAGCATTTGAAAAAGTAACAAGTCAGTTTCAGTTTGATATAGAAGATGCTAAAAGAGTTGGAGACTTAGAGAAAGCAAGATTACTAAACAAGCAGTACAGACAATTCTCTCGTGATTATATGCATGATGAGTTTGTACCGGAGTTTTATACAAAAGAAAAAATCTATGACTCTGACTTAGGTTCTATCATATATCAAAGAAAGCAAAACATTCTAGCTGATATTGCTGATGTAGATCAAAGAGTATTTGAAGATCTTACAGAAGATGAGGCTTTTGAACAAAAGAAGATTCTATGGAAGAAGTATAGTCAGTTATCTTCACTACGTGATGAAGCCGGTAAATTAAAAACTGGTGATGAATTAGAGATGGCTAAGATAGAAAAAAAGTACAGAGAGGAGTCTCGTAAATTCTATGAAAACAAAGAGATCACTGGTCTATTTGAGTTTAAGCTAAATCAATTTAAACAAGATCTTTTAGATCAGGGTCTGCTCTCTGATTCTAAAGAGTTTGAAGATAACGTTAATGATTGGGTTAAAGCTAATACAAGAACATCTATTAAAGAAAGTTTCTATGATGAAAAGAAAGTTATTCTTGATAAGATTAAAGCTATAGTAGATGGTTTACCAAAAGATGCAGCTAGTAAACTAAAGCAAGATGAGCTTTGGGAAGAGCTTATTGATATATCTGTAGGATTTAGAAATGCTGATGGACAAATTGTTGGATCAGAAATGTCTGAAGAAAGAATCAAACGGGTAAAAGAACTACAGAAAGAGCTCATCAAAATTAAAAACAACATGGCTGGCTTTAGTGGTCTAAGTAAATTAGAGTTTGAAAGATACATAGAACTAGCTAAGTTAATTAAAAGTAGAAGAGCATCTATAAATGATAAAGAAGAGTTTAAAGAGTTAGATAAATTAAAGGGAGCAAGTGCTGTAGATAGATTAACTAAGAAGACATTGTTAAATCTATATAGTCAGCTATCTGATATGCAATCTAAAGAACCAACTGATGATTACTTATCTGCATTTAATAATAATTTAGAGGCTATTGATCCTGCTAAACTTGCTGGTTTTACAGTTAGTGAAATTAATACTGATAACTCAGATAATTTCTTAAAGCCCGCATTCTTATCTAAGTACTTTAAAGCAAGTCCTGAATTTAAAGAATGGTTTCTTGCTAATCACATTGAAACAGAAAAGTACAACAGTAAGACTAAAAAAGATGAGCGCGTATATGAAAGATTATATGTTTGGAATGTAACAATTCCTTCTGATCTAGAATACTATAATACTTACACGTATAACGATGTAAATCCATCTACAGGTGAGACTACTGAAGTTACTTTAGATAGAATACCTACTATGGATTTTTACAGAAGAGCTGTTAAAAAAGAATACAGAACTGGGTATAATAAAACAACCGGTAAAGTAGAGCGTAAAGTAGGAGTGCACGTTGATAACCGTGGTAACTGGTTACCAAGAACAGTAGCAGAAGGAGCAAAGGATGATTCTTATATCAATAAAGCTTATTATGATTTACAAAAGAATTCTCCGGATAAAGCAAATGTCCTTGATGTTATTACAAAGTACACACTTCTTTTCCAGGAAGATAAAACTAAGTATAGTAGACTATATTTAGATATTCCAAGATTCAGAAAGCTTAAGAGTGAATTAGTAGGCGGTAGTTTAAATAGAGGTGCAGAGAAAGTAAAGACTTTTGTTAAGCAAGTTAAAGATGCTGTAACAACATCTCAAGATGATTTTGATCAGGGCTTCAACTATGATGATGCGTTTAACTTAGTTAGAGCTGACATGTTTGACGAAGAGATCTCATCTATTCCTGTAAAAGGATTATATAAACTAGATATAGATCAGGTATCATTAAATGTACCGTACTCTCTATTGCAATACATGTTCTCGTTAGAGCACCAGAAAAAACTTATTGAGTTAAATCCTATTGCTCAAGCTTTACAGAAAGTTGTAAATAACTCTGAGAATTCTATTAAGGATACCTCTAAAGTAAATGGTTATAATTGGGTAACTAACAACATTAAATCTTTTGTTGCAAAGAAAGGTAAGAACGTAAGAGCTGAAGCAATCAATACTCTTATTGAAAGAGAGTTTAAAGGACAAACAAAAGCCGGTTGGTTATCTGAGCCTACTACATTAAGTAAAACTGTAGATATTTTACAGTCACAATCTTCATTTGGAATGTTTGCATTTAACATTTTACCATCTGCAGTTAAAAACTTTGGTGGTGCTGTTACACAAATGATCATTGAATCAGGTGGTGGTAAGTATCTTAACAAGCGTTCTTATTTACAAGGACAGTCAAAAGCTTTAAAGATAATGACAGACATCTCTGCTAATATCTATAATCCCGGTGAGAAAAGTATTGACTATCAGTTAGTTGAGATTTTTGATCCTATCAAAGGTAGATTCCAAGAACGTTTTGGTACTGAGTTTGGTAGATCCTTTGGTACTGACTTAGCAGATAGTTTAATGTTTGGAGCAGGTAAAGGTATATCAAATGGTGTATATACTGCTCCAAGAAAATGGTTAGAAAATGAAGGTACACTTTCTTTGTTTGCGGGTATGATGATCTTTAAAAAGATACCACAAACAGTAAATGGCCAAACAAATATGATCAATTACATAGATGCTTGGGAGAAAGATGGTCAGGGAATTATTAAACTAAAACCAGGTATTGATGAAACATATGCTCCAGGTGGTGCAGAGTTTAAAGCAATGCGTAATACTATACAGGAAAAGAGTAACGACTTACAGGGTGCTTATTCTTTAATGGATAAAGTAATGCTTGATAAGTATGCTGTATGGAGAATGTTCTCAGGATTAAGAAGGTTCTTTACAAGAATGTTTGTAAATAGATTTAGTCCTTTGAGATATAATATGCGTAGTGGAGATATGACAGAAGGTTACTACAGATCATTTGCTAGATTCTTAAAGTCTTTTGTTTCTAGAGCCTCTAGTGGTAATATGTATATGACAGATGATGAAGCATATGCTGCTAAGAAGATAGTAACTGAAGGTATTAGTATTACATTACTGGCTCTTATCATTGCTTACTTATTTGACTATGATCCGGATGATGAAGAAAGATTTGAAAAGATGCGCCAAAGAAGTGGTGATTTATTATCTGATAACTTCAATGCTGGTGGCTGGTTAGTAAACCATGCACTTGTTGCAACAATGGGTACTAGACAAGAAACAATTACTTTCTTAAATCCAAAAGAATATGTAGGATTAGTATACAATGGAGGAGCACCTACATTAGGTCCCGTTGTAGATAAGTATAAAGATTTTGGTACTAACTTACTTCACTTACTTTCTAATGATAACCGTGCCTACTATACAAGAGATGTAGGTCCTTACTCATGGCAGAAAGAAGGTGCGCCTAAAATTTTCAATGACTTTGGATACTTGTTTGGATTTACTGGTAATCAAATTGATCCGGTTAAAGCTTTGAAAGGTATGGAGTACCAAATTAGAAGATAATTTTGTATATTATATATGTAGTACCCTAAAAACCATCTAGGGCTGCATCCCGAATTAACTGCGGTAAAAAAATTTATACCGTATGAAACTATTAAACTTTATTGGTGGTCTTTTTAAAGATGAAAAAGGCTCCATTTCCATGAAGCGCTTGTGTGGCTTAGTCTGCACTTTAACTCTTTGCGCTACTTTGTATGCTAACTCTTTTACTGAAGCACACTTTGCCCCATCTGTACCCTTAGTGGATGCAGTTGCATTGCTTGCATTTGGTTGTTTAGGTTTGACTTCTGTTGAGAAAATCATGAAGAAGCCAGAAGCTAACACTGAGGAGTAATTCACTGTTTACTATAAACTATAAACTATAAACTATTATGAGCTATACTAGAGAACAAATTGAGGCTGCAATGAAAGCCAAAGGTTACAAGTATTTTGAGAATGGTGACTTCAATGTAAACATCATTGGTGTACGTAATTCTTCTACTGGTAACAAAGTAACCAATGTATTTGATGATCACTTAACTCTTTCTTACAAAGAAAACGGTGAGTGGAAATTTAAAATTTGGCCTGCTACTACTGATCCCGGAACTAAGGGTGTTAAAGAATTTCACAATGCTGCTGGTGTTGCACGCTTAGTGCCCGGTCAATACAGTGGTTCACACCATGTAGGATTACACCAAGGTAAGTATGAGGCCCTTAAGCAAAAGGCAAACGTAAAGGTTTACCGTGATGCTAACAAAGACATGACTTATGATGAATCTAAGATACAAGAAGGCATCTTCGGTATTAACATTCATAAAGCTGGTGCAGATTCTACTTACGTGGAGAACTGGTCAGAAGGTTGCCAAGTGTTCAAGAAGTCTGCTGACTTTGATGCATTCATGGCAATCTGTAAGAAAGCTGCTACATTGGGTGGTAACTCTTTTACCTACACTCTTATTGAGTCTAAAGACATTAAATAATTTATGAAGGGGTTAGTAATTAACCTCTTTTTATTCTTAGCCGTCCCTTGTTTTGCTCAAATCAAAATTGACAAAGCTGGGGACGGTTGGGATTTAAAAGTTGATTCAGCAATTCAACTGATAAAGAAGGTAGACATAGATAAGTACAAGATGCTTGATACAAATTGTTCTCAGGTATCTTTTATGATAAGTCCCTACTCTTCTTGTGAACTAGAGAATGGTAAAGGTCACATCTACATAGCTGTAGCCGATCTTAAACTAAACTCTATAAATAACATTGCTGTAGTTCTAGTACATGAAAGCTTACATCTTTATATAGCAAAGAAAGGTATAGAGATGATTCCGGAAAAAGAGGAGACATTTTGCTACATGTATGAACTTAGCTTTATAAAAAACTTAGAAAATCCTGAGCCTTGGCTCATAGAACACGCTGTAAATAACATAAAAAAATGAAAAAATTTATCTCTTCACTTGTCACTACTTTGTTTGCAACAGTAATGTTTGCGCAAAGTTCTAGCACATCTCCAGGTACAGGTCACTGGGTTGTGATTGATTCTGGTTACCAAGTTGCTACTACTACTACAGGGCAGACAGTAGCACCTTTACATTTCTATAACACTTCTACTTCAGAGAAGATCACTGGTATGCAATTCCGTGTATTCTACGATAACACTGCATTTACTGCTGTAGTTCCTTCTTTGAAGATCTCTAGTACAGATCAGTATCTTCAGTACGTAGATAGTAACTCACAAGGATTCTTAACTGTAACTTTGGCTTACACTGGATCTAATTCTACTTACAACTATTCTAACGGAGCTACCTTTGATTTAACCTTCACGCACGCAGGAAGCTCAACATGGAATACTTTAGATTCTATTAAAACTTTGAAAGTTGCAGGTGTTAAATCATTTGCTAACAAAGCTGCTACTAACTGGGGTAACGATACTACATTGGTAGTTTATTCTTACGGTGGTCGTTTCAACCAAAAAGTTTTAAGATTTGCTGCTAAGTTTAAAAACGTTACAGGTTCTGACGCTAAGAACTTGTGGGTGTCTTTAGAGAAGAAAGCTCCTAGTGGATCTTGGACTCAGGTAGAAGCTAAAGCAACTAACTCTAGTGGTGTTGTAGTATTCCGTAAATTCTTAGATACTACTTACTGGGATGTACGTATGGTAGTTAAAGGTGATACAATGACTCCTGGTAACGTGTTCTCTACTGCAGATGCACAGAAGATTAACCAATCTATCTTAGCTCAATACACTCCTTCTGGATTTGACTACTACACAATGGATGTAAACAACACTGATGGCTCTATTACTATTGCTGACGTATACTCTGTGTACGGACGTTTAGCAGGTAGATTCTCAGCTTGGCCTAACTCTAAGAAAGATGTAATGTTCTTTACAGTTGCTGAATACAATTCAATTAACGGATCAGCTACTAACTTAACTTCTACTTACTCTACTATTAACAACTTTAACTACACTATTGATGGTCGTGATTCTATCACCTACTACGTAGCTGTTAAAGGAGATGCTAACTCTACCGGTTTTAAGATGGCCCGTTTGACTCCTATCAAGATTACTAACCCAGCTAATGCTAAGCGTTACATCATTGATGAGACTGTAAGTTACGATTTTCCTGCAGAAACTATTGAGATTAACATGCCTAAAGTAACTGTAGATGAAGGTAACTTAGTTAACGTTCCTGTTAAAGTTCTTACAGATGGCAAGCAGTTGGGTGCACTTCAATTAGATTTACGTTATGATACTGCTTACTTAGAGTTTAAGAAAGTAGAAAATACCGAGAAGATGATGAAGTGGACTTCTTACTTAAACCCTTCTAACGGTACAGTATCTTGGGGAGGTGCTGACTTAACTAACGAAAACCTCTTAAATGATGGAGAGCAAGTATTTACCCTTCAGTTTATTGCTAAGAAGCCACAAGACTCTTGGGCTACTGCAGCTTTATGGACTGGTGCTAAATACGTAGGTGATGCTAAGTCTAAAGATATGAACATTACTCCTGCTATGGGTATCATTGAAGTACGTAGGATTAACAAAGGAGTTGTTTCTTTAAATGATCTTAACTCTATTATCGTATTTCCTAATCCTACAGATGGAGCAGTACAGATCCAATTCCAGATCAAGCAAGATGCTGATGTAGACGTAGCTATCTCTGATGAGGTAGGAAGACGCATACAGACTATTTTAAAAGAGAAGATGCCTGCAGGTAAATACAAGTATAGTGCTAATTTAGATCGTCTCTCAGATGGTGTATATGTACTTACTGTAGTAACAGAGCATGAAGTATTACATTCTAAAATTGTCGTAAACAAATGAACATTAAAAAAGCACTTGGTCTTAACCAAGCAGAACCAGTAGTAGTAGATCCTAAGAACAGATTCTATTACATGCTACAACAAATGCAGGCTAATCGTTGGAAGATTACTGCTATTGTATTAGGTTTGTTCTTCTTTATTATCCTTGGTATTAATTCTGCAGTATTTTTTGGAATAGAAATCCAAGAAAACTGGAAAGAGATGTTACTTATTCTTTTTGGTGCCTTTGTAGGTAACTTAAACAAGGTAGTTGACTACTGGTTTAACTCAGAAGACCGTGACAAAATGTTAATTCAGAAGGTAGATGAAGAAGACGGAGAATCATTATCTAACCCAAATAACTCTTAATTATGGCTATACCCTGTCCTATGTGTAAAGAACCTTTAGGCTTAGACCTAAAGTTTATCTTAAAGAATCCTAAATCAGGATGTCCACACTGCAGCACTATCTTTAACTTCACAATAAATGAAGAAATAAAAACTTCCTTTTATTCTGCAATTAAAGAAATAGAAAGTGTCAAGAAATCGTACAGTGGTACAGTTAAATTTAAATAACCAAATAAAACAAACTAATATATAAATTATGGCAGATTCAATTGCAGATCAATTTAGAGGACTTCCTATTGAAGACCTTATTGTAAGCCCTATTGTCGGAATGGCAAAAGGACAAGCTAAATTAAATGAAGTAACTTGGAGATACATCTCTGAGGTAGCTTTTGAGAAAAAAGGTGATGCTAATGTTGCACGCTCACTTGACGTAGAAATGCAACGTGTATTTACAGATGGAGATACAGGAATCCAAGAACTTAAAACTGTTTACAGTAAAGTTCCTATGCTTCCTTTAGTTCCATTGCCTTCTTTAGCAATTACTTCTGCTGATATTAACTTTACTATGGAAGTAAAAACCTCAGACATGTCTAAAGAATCTAATGATTCTCAAACAGCTTACGAAGTATCTGCAGGTGGCAAATGGTGGGGTATGAGTTTTAATGCTAAAGTATCTGGTAGCGTAAGTTCTCACCGTGAGAATACTAGACAAACAGATAACTCAGCTAAGTACGAAGTAAAAGTACACGCAGAACAGTTGCCTCCAACAGAAGGTATGCTTAAATTGTCTGACTTCCTTACAGCAATGTTAGAGCCTTCTTTGGTTCCATTGAGTAAAGAATCTTAATCAGAAAATTTGAGTAGTTTTGTAGTATGGCAAGATTAAACATTGAGGAACTAGTTGGCGGTCTATTAGAGGCCGCTATGGTTTCTCAGAGTATTAGTGAAAGACAACACATTAATGCTCTACGAAATTACTTTAATGAGGATGGTACTCCTAAAGTTACAAACTTTATGATTGGAGACAAGGAGTTATTAGTGCCTCTTTATATTCTAGCAGATCACTCTTCTATTGGACTAGATGAGTTAGACATAGAGTTTGAAGCTAGATTAATTTTTGGGGATGAGGAGAAAGAAGTATCTAGTCTTAAGAAGTCTTTACTGGGACTATTTAAGAAGAAGGGATATGAACACAATATAAAAGGAATTGAAGTAGACTCAGGAGTTAATCCTACTGCTTCAGGAATGGCTAAAATTAAAGTTAAATTTAAAGCTGATGAAAAACCTGAAGCCGTGTCTAGAATCATTGACTCTTATATACAAGCATTAGGGCAAGAAAAATAATATGAAAGAAGGATCTATTGGTGAAACATTTTTTGAGAAGCTGAAAGAACAGTCTTTTACTATTATATTATTAGTGGGCATTTTGTACTACCAGAACATGAACTTTAAAAGTCAGTTGGAAGAGTACAAAAAGATGATAGATGAGAAAGAAACTCTAATCCTTAAACTTACTGATGATGAAAGAACTAGAATGCTTGAACGTAATGAGCATTTAATGGAGCAAAGAGATAAATACGTAGAAGAACTTATAAATCAAAAATAATATTATGTCTGAGGAACAACAAGAAGAAAGCGTAATGTCAGCAACTAAGAAAGCAATTATTGGTGCTGTTACTACAGCTGTTACAGCCGGGGGTGCCTGGTTTGCAACCCACTTAGGCGGTGGTGAAGAGTCTAAAGAAGAAGCTAAAACAGAACAAGCTGCACCCGGTGCACCTGTTGTGATTAACTTACAGAACAACAACACAAACCAACAGAAGCAATCTAGTGGTGGTGGTACAAACACAGTTATTAAAGAACGTGTGATTGAAAAACAAGCACCTGCACCAGCTGCTCCTGCTGCTAAACCTGAACCTAAAGAAGAAGATCCATGGTAAGCAAGTTAGTTTGTAATTTTATCGAAAAAATTACCTTTGGAAAAGTTTGTCTGGGCTGGTGTAAAATAAAATAAGGTATGAAAAAATGGTTCAATAAGTTTATGGCCTTGGTGGTTATAACATTAGCCGGTTGCGGTTCTATGAAAACAACAACTGATGGGGAAGTTGTAGAGAGTAAAGATATCTCTACAGTTTCTTCCTATACTGATTCTATTAAGAAAACAGTACAAGTAGTTAGTGTAGACATGACAAAAGTTCTTTCATTGTATCCTGCTTTACAGGAAAAGAATGTAGGACTTGGTTTTGCTGAGTCAGTACTAGATTATTTAGATGAAACTAACAGATTTATATTCACTGAAGAAAAATCAGAGATTAAAGAAAGAATGGTTACTCAATTTAAAGCCTCTAAAAAAGGTGTATTTGATGAGCCAATTGATGGAAAAGGTAAGATTAAACCTGCTCACTACTTTGTTTACGTTACTGTGGCTGATTTTGCTGTTGATGAAGACGAGCAAGTTGATGGCCTTAAGTCAAAGGTTGTGGTTACTACCTTCATCCGTTTACAGGTCCGCTTTGTGGATGCTAAAACAGGTCAGATCTATATTGGATCTGGTGAAGGTGAATCTACAAAAACTGGTGAATCATTCTTAAAATCTTTAGATGACATGAAATTCTCTCAAAGTACTGTGGGTAAAGCTACCCGTAAGTCTCTTGAAACTGCTTGCACTAATGTGATTCAAAATCTCATTAAGTCAGGTGTATTTAAAAACTAAGATACTAATCCTATTTATGATAATAGCTCTGTCCGTAAATGGGCAGGGCTTTATCTATTCTTATACAGATCCCTGTACACAAGAGCTTAAATTTATTAATGCTGACATGTCTAGTCCTATAGTAATTGCTTACTATGGACAGGTTAAAACATTCTCTTATACAGAATTACAAGACGGAACATTTGACAATTGGATAAATAGTGTATATTTGAAGTATAAAAATACATCACCCTGTCAAGGAGTTGGAGTAACTACTACTACAACTACCACAACAAATACGACTCTAAACATTGTAAGTAATGTAATGAACTTAGGGGCTATTTCAAATGTTGGTAGTGTAAATATAGATGTAGGATCTAGCACCTCTTCAGGAACTAACGTAGGAACAACCAATAAAACAAATAATAATGACAGCAGAACTAATTCTCGGAATCGTACTAGTAACAGCTCTAGTAATTCTAATTCTTCTAGCGGCTCGTCAGGAGAAACTGGAAGCAACAGCAGTGGAGGAAATCCACCAGAAAATCAAAGCGGGGATAACTCCGGATCCAACCCCAGTACCGGAAGTGGTAGTGGCAGCGGAGAAGGTAATGGAGGAAGCAGTGGCTCCGGCTCCAGTGGAAGTTCCAGTGGAAGTAGTAGTGGAAGTTCCAACAGTAGCGGAAATGGTGGCGGCTCAGGAAGCGGAGGTAAAACCGAAGAAAAAACGCAAGTACAAGAAGAAAAACCCACAGACCAACAAGTAGAAGAAACTAAGACTGAGCAACAAAAGACTCAGTCTAGTGGTACTGCGAAAGCAGCCAATAAAGCTAAAGCCGAAGTTGCTAAGCCCGCAATATTAGTAACTGGTGATTTAGTTGGTATTCAGACTAAGTCTGATGGAGCACAAGATGCAAGAGGTACTGCCTCCTTTACAAGAGTAAAAGGAGATGGTACTTCTTCTCTTGGGTTTTCAGCTGATTACATGCTTAATGCTAGAATCGGTAATATCTCCTGTGTCCGTTCTTGGATAGGAGCAAACAAAAAAGGCAACAAACACATTAGTGTTGTTTCAGATGGTTTAAGTCTGATGCCTAAATCAATATCAAACACACTCTTGTTTGTAAGAGTAAACTCGGTTAAAAACTTTACAGCACTTTACGGAGCAGCTGGAACCTATGGTAAATTATTTGGAGAAGAGATGATTTCTACAATTGCTATAGGTGGATTTATGTACAAGGGAAAACTTACTAAGAATATAGATGCTACAATTATTGCAGCAGGAATCTATTCTCCCTACTCTAAATATTATACAGAGTCTTTATTTGAAGCTAAGCCTATTGTAATTCCTTTCTTTAACTTTACCTACAAAATGACCAAGACTTTTGGCTTAGGTATTACAGGAGGAGGAACTTACGTAGCAGGACAGGATATCTTAAACTTTCAAATCTTAATGGGAGCAAAGCTATTGATATGAGGTGGGTTATTGTTCTATTCTTCTTTGTGAACGCACTGAGTGCACAATTCACTTACTCAGGATATATGTACAGTGCTAATGGAGGTGCTGCTATAAACGTTCCTGTGAAGCTTTATAAAAGAACAACAACTACTACAGGAAATAACTCTACTACAGTAAAGGTTTATAGAACTCATAATGGAACTGGTGCTACCACACAGTACTCTACTTATCCTTCTACGAGATCAGAAATGGATAGGTGTTTTAACACAAGTTACTCTCACACTAGTTTGTGGTCAACAACTACAATGTCGGGTAACTCTTCTTTAAATTTTGGAACTTATAGTACATTAACTTCTGCAGGTGCTAGTGTTCCTAGTAGTGGAGATTACTATGCTACAGAAGTAAGTTTTACTTTTACCCCTGCAGAAACTGGCACCTATTCTTTTGGTATGACTTCTGATGATGGATCAGATTTGTGGTTAGTAAACACAGGAAGTATTATTGAATACTATGGAGGTAAAGGAGTAGGTACTTACAAATACGGTAGTGTGAGTTTAACCGCAGGTACTTCTTATACGTTTATTGCACGCATGCAAGAATACTCTGGAGGAGATGGATTATATCTTATCTGGAGAAGACCTTCGCAATCTGCACATTCTTATCAATCTTCTGAAGTAGGGACAATAACTACTACAACCTCTTCTTGGACTTTAGATGCTACAGCGTATACTAACTCTTCAGGATACTATGCTTTCTCTAGAACCACTACTGCAAGTACGCAATGGTATATACAAGTAGATGTACCTACAAGAATTCAGGCTTACACTAGCACAGATATTCAAACAGTATCTAATATTATCTTAGGTAAGTCTACAGTCAATGGATTATCTTATCACAGATTTGATGTTAATGATGACGGAAGATTAAACATTGCAGACAAGTATTATGTAGCTGCTAGGAAGTCAGGAAGATTTACTAGATGGAGGTTAGCCTCTGATGTAAGAATATTTACAGCTACTGAGTACAATACAATCTCTTCTTCTACTGGTAATGTGCGTACTACATATCCAGGAATAACTACCTTCTCAACTTCTACTTTAACTAGTGGAGGAACTTTAAATCTATATTTAATAGCTCCGGGATACTCTGGAGCAGTAACCTACTAACATGAAAAAACTATTTATACTTTCCGCTTTAGTCATTATGATGACTTCTCTGAGTGCTCAATGCTACAAAGTTGACACTGTTTCTAACACTGCTACTGTAAAGTATTTACTAGACAGGCCTGTAGAGTTTGGTGCTAAGGCAACACTAGAAGAGTTAATCTCTGATAAATATAGTCTATGTGATTCCGGAAGTATTGTATCTGGAGAGATTGTATCAATTGCAATGCCGGAACAATTACTAAATATTGTAGGATTGCAGTTTTTAAAGAGACAATATATTATTACAACTAAAGTTGTTATTGATGGCAAAACCTATATGGGTACTGCTACTAAAACAATGTTTGTGAATGCCATGTTTGTTGAGGTATCTGGTATACCACATAACAAAAAGGTTTTTTACAAGACTATGCAGCAATCCTTAAAAAATGCTGTATATTATATATATGGCAGCAACAAAAACTAAAAAAGGCGGAACTAGTTTAGCTAAAAGCCTTGCACCTAAAAATGTAAATAAGAAAAAAGGTAAGGCTCATAAATCCGTTGGACCAAAAGCTACACCTGAATCAAAATATCGTGGTCAAGGTAGATAATAATTACTATCTTTGTCAGTATGGTATTAGCAGATTCTGAAATTTTATTGGAGCACGAGAGAGGTATGATCATTATCTCTCCTTTTAAACAAGAGTATTTAAATCCAAACTCTGTAGATTTAACTTTAAACCCTAAATGTAAAATATATACGGGTAATACTTTAGACTGCAGACAACCTAATCCTGTAGAGGAATTTGAGATTCCTGAAGAGGGTTATGTGTTACAGCCAGGTGAATTATATCTTTACTCATGTAATGAAACTATTGGAGTAAAAGAAGATATCTGTGCTACAGTTATGGGTAAGTCTAGTCTAGGTAGACTAGGTTTAGATATTCACATCTGTGCCGGATTTATTGATTCAGGATTTATGGGATCTCTAGTATTAGAGATGCGTGTGGTAAAACCATTACGTATTTATCCAAACATGAAGATCTGTCAAATCAAGTTTGAACGTGTAGCTGGTAAAATTCTCCAGACTTATGACAAAAAACCAGGAAGCAAATACCACGGACAATCAGGAGTGCAAGAGTCTCTCATGCATAAAAACTTCTGATTATTGTGTATTTTGTAATAGTAGGGTAGAGTATATTTTTGTACATGGTCACTATCAGTGCCCGGTATGTAAACAAAATGCTATACCTTGCTGCAACGGAGAACAAGCATGACATCAAATTCACATGAAGATGAGGTCTTCAAAGCAAAAAGAAGGCCCAAGAATCCTATTAAGTTTCAAATAACTTTAAATGAGGAGCAGAAAAGAGCTAAGTCTCTGATTCTAGACAATCCAATAACTGTATTAAAAGGTATGGCAGGCTCAGGTAAAACACTTGTAGCCTGTCAAGTTGCTCTTGATATGTTATTTAACAAAGAGGTTGACAAGATTATTATTACTAGACCTACTGTATCTAAAGAAGATATAGGATTCTTACCCGGAGACATTAAAGAAAAAATGGACCCATGGTTAGCGCCTATTTATCATAATCTATATGGTCTCTATAACAAAGAGAAGATAGATAAAGAAATAGAGTTTGGTAATATTGAGATTGTACCCTTTGCATTTGTAAGAGGTAGGACGTTTGTAAATAGTTTCATCATTGTAGATGAGGCCCAGAATGTTACACACTCTCAGATGGAGGCTATTCTAGGTAGATTGGGTAAAGAAAGTAAGATGGTAATCTGTGGTGATATTGCTCAGATAGATCTTAAAGATAAGAAAACATCTGGTTTTAGTTTCTTAGCACGTATAGAAGAACATGTTCAGGGATTTAAGGTCTTTGCTTTATTACAGAATCACAGACACAGTATAGTTTCTCCTATACTAGAAGTATATAAGACCTTTAGTGATTAATATGTATATAGATTTTTTAAAAGAGTATGAGCTTATACAAGGCTTGCTCAACAGGTTACCTAGGGTAGATCCCCATGATACAGTGGTACTTAATGTGTCCCCAGATTATTCTTCTAAGGTAGCAATGGAAATCGCACACCATCTTTCTGAAGGAGGTACTATGTTGGATATGATTGGAGTAGATGTTCCTTATCCTGGTGAGGAGAGAGATTACTATGAATTAAAGTTTAAGAAAGAGAGCACTGCATTACCTGTGTTATATAATAAGATTATTTTAGTAGAAGCAGCAGTACTTTCTGGTAATAACTATACTTGGATAAAAGAGAGATTATTAGATAGGGGTTATGAGAATGATGATATTATCACCATAGCTCTTACTGAGATGAATACTAGTATATTTAAATGTGATTACGTACAGGCTTATACAGATACTATTCCTGAATTCTATTGGGAAAGATATAATAAACACTGGGATTAAAAACTAGGCAGGACTTACATGATCTCAGCTTTCCATCCTGATCAACGCCTACTACCAGTGGGTTAGTGGTTACCTAGTATTACCAAATAATGGCAATGTCTTGTTCCCCAACCATAATCTTTATACCTTGATCATGCATGTCTACAATTTCTGCAGATTGTAAGGTATAGCTAGGGATATATACTTTGTTTCCTACATTAACTTCAGTTACATCAGTGCCGATAGCATATATTTCTAATGCTGTCCATTTTTTCATAAGTTCAGCATCCATTTCTGCTTTAGCAGCTTCAGTTAATTCAATTCCAAAGGTTTCTTTGTGTGGTTTATTTAGTAAAATTCTTTTACCTCTTAGTTTAAATGTGCTCATTGTTTTGGTTTTTAGTTTTCTAATCACTCTGTGTACTAGGAAACAGGCATAACCTAGTACACATTATTGAGTGATTACTATGAAAATCAGAAGACAATACAAATATAATCAGTTTTTCACTTCTTCAAACAATTTCTTTGTTTTATTATAAATTTCCACTTCTTTCTTGTAGTAATCCGGATATGTATGCCAGTCTTCTACATTTCTAATAGCGTGTATAATAGTTGCGTGATGCTGATTACCAATTGTTTTTCCAATAAATTGGAGTGTTTTACCTTCTAATCTAAGTATATGAATAATCACATACCTAGGTATAATGTAATCTCTTTTACGGGACTTACTTAATATCTCTTTAGCAGATACACCTGTTACAGAATGTAGTATATTACAAAGCAAGGGTACAACATTATCTGTTAATTCCTTTTTAGGTGAGAGAGTAATACGTAGATGTAATAGTTTTATCCCGTACTCTTTCTTTACCTTTTGTAACTCATTACTATATTCTTCCTTAATCTTAGTAAGTTGTTCTTCTTTTCTTCTAAGTGCTAATTTTAAATTATGCACCTGGATCTTTAATGTTTCTTTTTCATTCAGGATTGACATAAATCTTTTTTAATTTTTTCTCAATCTCTACTTCTATATCAGCTGTACCAGGTGGCTTTAGTTGTGGCCAAACCACAGTACAAGTAACAGATTGTTGTAGATGATCTATTCTAAGTGTGCATGAGAAAGGATAGGGTGTTAAATCTATCTCATCTTCCCATGCATCCTTAGTTATGTAAGTACCATTGTGAATAAAGACCTCAGTCTTGTGAATCGGTTGTTTTTCTATATTAATCATAAGTTTAGTTCTAGTTGTTGGTAAGCTATCTTTTCTGGACATACATTCATAATTTCACGTATTGCATTGTTAATATAATAATCATAGTTGATATCATAACCATCCCAATCTTTTTTATCTAACTTATTCAATGTAGTCTGCAACCATCTACCTGATTCTACTTGTATGATTCTACCATCTCTGTGTTGTTTTAGTATCTTACAACCCTTATTAGAGATATAGTATCTCACTATTTTTTGTAACGGTTCTGTTATGAGCACACCTTTAATCATGCAGTTACTTGTAAATCTCCAATCACCTTTTGCTTTTATACCACCACAGAAGTCAACTATGCTTTTAGATTCCAGAATAGTCTTATCTACCGGGGTATTAAATACAAAGTAATTATAGAGCGCTTTTCTGATGATTAAGAAAGATTTATTCTTATGTAATGCTAAGTGATGAAACTCAAATCTACCTTTACACTTTACCGGGGAATAACCATTATCAGTATAAATATAATAGGGCTCATCTTCTTTAAGACTAATTAGAGTTTCTTGATCTGCTTCCCTGTGGGTATTTATACCAATGTAATTATTTACATCCCCAATAATCATCTTCTGATACTGGTCATGTTCTAGTGCTAGCTGAGTGATTGTTTCCCATTCAGAACATATCTCAAGATATTTTGCTTTATGTTCTTCAGGTATCATCATCTCTAGACCATCTGTATTTTGCATGATAGGAATAGCACCGGGTATACCTTCTGCTATCATCTCATAAAGCATACATAGACTGAGCTGACCATTAATAGTGATACGCATGGTAAACTCAGGATCATACAGAAAGCTATTCTTATCATTGCTAAGGCCATAAGTACTGTTCAAGATGATCTTGTATACGTAGTTCTTTGGATCTTTCTTAGGGATCTTCTTACGCTCTGTAAAGAACCACTCATACTGCTCACAGAATTCTTCTTTAGGAAGATGAGCCGGGGCCCATTTATTCTTAATAGCTAGGTTAGGATAATAACTTACAACATCTGATGACATTATTATCATACCATTCTTGGCTTCAAAGATTCCGGAACGTGCACCATGTAAACCGCCTAGACCAAAGTCAGTCTGCATACCTTTATAAGTTACACTATGAGCAAACCCGCCTTTAGTTTCTTTAGGGTCTAACTCAATAGTTCTAAACTTATCTAGCAGCGCCTGCAACTCTGGTGTTTTAAACTTCACATAGTCTAGAATGATATCATTTACTTTGATAAGAGTTCTGTTAGTTCTAAGACCGTTGAGCTCATAACTACTAATCCCGGTAGCTTTAGATAAGAAATACTTAAATAGTTCTTTAGATATCCTTGGCTCACTAGCACTGTACAGGTTAATACCATATTCTTTTGTAAGTACACCACGTAAAGCAATCTGAGATTTACTATACTCCATTATCTTCTTGGTGAACTTTACATCATTTCTACAGTAGCTTAGTACCATCTCTTGTTTTTCAATAGTATCTATGCTATCACTATGATGTATGGGCATCTCCTCTACATTGTGCCAATCTAATGTGTACTCTAACCATTTAAGGCTAGAGCTTTTAGCCGGATTGTCCCAGTGATTAAGTTTAAACAAATCTATCTGGTTAATCTTTAATTGTTTGTGACTATACAAAGCAAACTCGCCATTATTCTTTCTATAGATAATATCTTGCGCTACTTTATATAGTTTATCTGTAATTTGTGCAGAATCTAGTGCAATAAGTTCTTGAGCATGATCAATGATGTACTGTATTACTTGTGCATCAAAGTCAAGACCATTAAAACTAATATGCCATTCTTCACTTTTAATATTCTCATTAATAAAATCTACTAACTTTTTAATCTGATTCTCTTTAAAAGATATTACAAACTCTGTTACAGACTCTTCTTTATAGTGCTCGAATACAGCACAGAAGAAATCTGACATAGTTTCTATATCCATTACCCAATGTCTTTTCATAGTTTTAGAAAAAAAAGGGGGACTATTACATCCCCCTTAATTGTTGGTTTATATGGCAATCCTCAAGACCCTATACTTGAGTTGGACCCGTGATTCCTACTGATTCTTTTTCCAAGATACTAAAGTTAAAAGTATCATGATTCATTGCAAATTTAGCAATGATATCTAAGATCTCTTCTTTCTTATGTATATAATACTCTTGGAAAGACTCAACCAGTCTTCTCTCTTCCGCGTAACTTTTCTCTGGATTCTTTCTGTTCTTAGTAAATACTACATCACCTTTATCATCCATTCTAGGAATCATATGGTAAGCATCTTTAATAATTTTTGAGATGATAACCAACATGCTTGCTTCTGGATCATAAATCATTTCTACATAAGGACAAGTTTCTACTAAAGGTATAACCTTAAAACTCTCCTGACCGTTCCATACGGAACTAATACATAACATACTATCTTTCATATACACAAATCAAATAATTAAATCTTTCATTTCCAAATTCTCTACAGGTATTTTAAGTGTTTCTTTTTCAGCGTTATAAGGAGCACATAATTCTCCAACGCCTTTTAGGATATTTACATTGACTCCTAACAGCTCTGCATAGATATCAAAATAGTCTTCAGGGTATAGATAGCTCATTACGTACTCATAAGTACTAGAGTCTTTACCATAGAATCTTTCAATCTCATCTTTAGCAGCATCAGACAGTTGAGAATATTTACCCTTTACAAATTTATCCCAGTCATAAGCCCGGTCATCAAATGTAAAAATATAAATACCCTTGTTATCTGTAGTCTGTCTAAACTCACAGAATTTATCATTACCAAACAACTTAACCCTCTCAAAGATTTGATAGTCTTCATTATCTTGTATATCATAAACGCAAATAAGTTTTCTATCAGTAGGAGATACAATCTCTTCCCATGCAATGTAAGTCTGTATAGGTTTGATATGACTGCCTCTTCTAATGTTTAGTGCCGGGTATAAGAATATCCGGGATTTCTGTGTGTACTTGTCATGTAATTTTTTCATAGTATTATTTTGTTTACAATATACTCATAAGGTAGAGAATAATCTCTATTTTCATAGTGATAATGTGCTTCATTTAGCGCTTTTCTAAATCTTTCATTCCAGTCATCAAGTGTTAACTGAGAAACAGGAAAGCAATAAATCTGCTCATACTTGTCTACCACCACAAAAGAATACTCGTAAGTGTAATCAAGTTTTAAGAAGTGACATTTAGCTAGTAGTACATACATTGCTGCCTGCATCCAATAGTTGTAGTACTCTACACTCTCTTTGAATTCAGGGATTGTCTTACTAGTAGTCTTAACGTCTGCTATCTTAATTACTTTGTTTACATCATCTACAATTACACTGTCAAGAATACCCTTGATACCAAACTTGTAATCAACTAAATCACAAGATGCCGGTAACTCTCTATGAAATTTAACATCATCAAACTCTGTAATGTCTAGACCTAGATGATATCTAACTTCCGGATTAGCTTTAAACTTAGTTACTACCCGTAAGCATTTATCATATGTGCTCTGATCAATTACAGATTTACCAATACTATTTATAAGATCAGTGAGATAGTCAGTAGTAATTGGTGTAATTACCTTGGCTAGTCTTTGCTCATCCGTTTTTAGTGTCTGGTAAAGGTTCTTTTCTATTAAAATGTTTAAGATTTCATCTTGAAAGTTAGACAAATCACTACATTCAGGGTGCTCTCTAAATATTTTATCTACAATATCCTTAAGATTATCTGAAGGAAGTTTACTTTTAGCTACATAGAATTGATTATCATACTCATCCGGTTGTAGTAGAAGGCAGTGAATTAACCTGCCCTCTACCAAATGTGCACCAACCGATTCCTCTTTTTGTTGGAGGATGTAATGAGTGAAGAACAATCTAGGACTAAACCTTAGTTTGCTTAGTCCTGAGTAACTAATGTAATATTTAGTTTTATAAAACTGTTCTATTAACTCTTGATCTGTCATTCTACTATTTTTTCTTTGTACTTATCATTCATTTGAATTGCACTGATGGTAAAGATTTTATTCTCACCATATGATTTTACATGTTTTAGAATCTCATCTTTAAATTCAGATAAGTATTCTCTCTTAAGTTTATTACCCTCTGCAAGTCTAGATATAATATCTATAATATCACCACTGTAATAGTTAGGATCAATATTCCAGTGTGTGGTCATGTACTGTCTAAATGCTTTGTAGTTTACATGGTTTGTACCGGGCATACTACGTAGATCAAATCTAGACATTAACTTCAAGATATATACCATAGACTGATCATAGTCACAGTTACATAATAACTCCAAGCCAATTTCCTGATTTTGATTTGAACTAAACATACTTACTAACCTTGCATAAGATTCAGAGTTAAGTGGTTGAGAACCATTACACTGTTTCATTACATCTTTATCAGAGATAATAACTTTAGTGTTAGCTAGCAAGTCATTGATTAGTTGCTCATAAGCATCTTCTTTAAAGCGATAAGTATAAAAATGATTAGTTTCTAGACCATCTGTATTGCCAGATATAACACTATTATAGATATGATTAAGTCCTCTAAGTAATGACCAGTCTACAACAACATAACTACCTATATCTGGATCATCTAGTTCAGGAGCACTAATATTATAAGTTTCAAACATTTGTTTTACACTATTAATAGGTATTCCCATCTCATTTCTTTTGTCTATCATTTCCTCTATAACCTGTTTCTTGTTAAAGACTACTTTGGTTGCTTTACTTTGATTTCTTACTATATCAAAACCAATCTCTTTACCAGTTTCCCGTATTTTATACCGGGGGATGGTTACCCCCGGCATTATAAATACTTTGTCACCAGCTACAAGACTTTGTGATGATGTATTTAATCCATCAAAGATTGTTGGATCTACAATATTAACGCTTTCTAACTTAAGAGACTCTAACAAGTCTTTATAGTTACTACTACTAAAACCATAAGGAGAATAAGTATCACCTACTTTCTTTTGAAACTTATTACCATCTATTCTTAAATACAAATTTTTCATCGGATTGTGTACTCCATAACTTTATCGTTCAACATAAGCTTTTGAAATTTTTGCTTGTTACCATTAATAAGATTTCTTACAATCATATACTTAAGGTCAATAGCAAATATCTCATCCACCACTAATTTCTCAAAACGTTTGATTACTTCACTCTTCATAGGATTTGTTTTGAAGTGTGCCAAGGCAAAGTTTACAATCCTAGTACTCATAATACTAGCAATGTCTGCCCGGTAATCGTCACCTCTACCAACTGTAGACTTCAAAGTGCCTATGATATAATCCTCATTGTCATGTAAGATAATGTCTTTAGGAGACATCAACTGGTCCAGTTTGTTATTGATAAACAAAGTAAACAAGCTAGTCATGTCTGCACCAACAGAACCTTCACCAATCATTTGGATCATAGGTAGGTTATCTTCAAACTTCTCAAAGCTAGAGATAGCATTAAAGAATGTAGTAATTGCACGTGGGTTAGTAGACTCAGTAACAACTTCAGGATGCTTCAAGATGAAGTTAATACATCTGCCATCCATAGCTGTTTCTTCTGCCCACTGTGCCCAACAGTCTACATCAAACTTTAAGTCACAAGAAATAAAGCGAGTAGTTTGTGCTACGTCCATACTATTTACGTGATAGTCACCACCATCAGGGTTAGTAGTTAGGATGATAGTCCAGTCTTTAGGTAACTTCCATGAGATATACTCCTGAGTGTTAATCAAATCCATACATGCTTGGATCATTCTAGGATCTGCACGAGTGTAATCATCTAATAATAAGATACCAGACTCACCTTTACCAGAAATCCATTCAGGTGCACAATAAGCAGTGCGCCTTGCACCGGTTAGTTTAAACCCGGCCTTAACTGCTAGCTCAGCTTCCATCTCAGTTACCCACTTAGTCTTAAGACCATCAGGAGTATCTTTACCAATCTGAAATTCCTTAACTGGAAATCCTACTAGATCTGATAACTCTTCTATCATTGCAAGGTTAATTTTTACAAACTGCATACCCTCTTCTTTTGCAAGGTTAGAGACAATTGTAGTTTTACCAAGACCTGCATTACCTACTACATTCAAAGCTGTTGGTACTTTACCTTGACCTTGAATGAATCTGTTGTTGTTAATTACGTGCTTAATGAAATCTTTTAATTCAGCGCTGTTTAATTTTACTTGTGCCATGTTTTTAGGGTTTTTAATTTAATTGGATTTGGGGACCGGGTAGTTGCTCATTGATTTGGGCTTTTGAAGAAATAACCCAAAGCATTCTACCTCTTGGTGTAACTGTTGTATAACATTCACCATCTGTTAAATAAATAAGACATGTGTATCTTTTAGTATTCTTGTTATAATATTCTAGTACGGGATCAAACTCAGTACCTCCACGGCCTTTGACTTCTACATCCTTCTTAGGGTTATAACTCTCAACACTAGTAATCTCTGTATCACACTGTAATACTGTAATCTCTGTTCCGGTTTTATGCATGTGTTTAATTTCATTGAAGAACTCTATAAGTTCATCATTGCTCACACTACCAGATGTATCTATTGCAACCAAGATATGTTTCTTGGGTTTAAATTTCATTCCGGGAGCATCCGGATATCTTTTGTTAATCTTCTTTCTAGATAACTTAGTCTCAACAATGTAAGAGTTACCAGCAAATCTTCTCAGATAAGCTTTCCAGTTAAATTTACTTGGAGTAACTGCAGTGATTCTTTTATAAATCTCACTGATCTCTCCAGGTAAATGACCTCTAGCTTTTAGACACTCTTCTGCTGCCTCTCTAAGTTGATACTCAGCTTGAGACTTAAGTAATTTCTTTTCAGAATCACTTAGGTTATCAAACTCTTCCCATGTAGGATGCATATCATCACCATTACCCATCATGTTTTGTACATCTTCATCATCTTGATTCTTTTGTAGCATATCATAATAGTATCTAGTACCTGCTTTGTAATCAAGTCTCAAGTTAGGAAATGAACTAGGTAAGATAGCACCATCTGGAAGACAGCTTGGAGTGATATACTGATTAAGCTCACAGTCAGCAGCTATGTTAAACAACTTCTTGTCTGCAAACTCATCCCGTAAGTTAAGGTGATCAAACACAATATGTAAAAGCTCATGCCACAATAGACCTTTCTTGTGGTCATGTGGTAGATTAGCCCAGAAATCTGAGTTAATCACAAGCTTATAATTAATGTTGTGTTTGCTTACACCAGCAGTTGGAATTCTGTTATTCCATTCTTTGTTAAGACCTATCAAGAACATACCATAGAAGGGTTGTTCAAGCATAAGTTCTTTCCCGGCTAATGCCAGTTCTTCGTCTTTTCTCATAGTAAGTTTGGGTTTAAAGTTTTGTAATCTTATCCAGTTCCTCTAAAAACTGAAATGCTAATTCTTCTTCCTGATCTATAAATGAGCCTGTAACATTTCTCTTAGAGAAATAATCATTTACAATCTTGATCACATAAGAGTTCTTAGCTTTTGCCTCGTTTACAGATTTTTTAAGTTCTGGATTTACAAGTTCTCTAATAAACTGATACTGCACATTAAGTGCTTTAGCTAATATATAAGCCTTTCTAATTTCTTTTAAATCTGATTCTTTCACACAATCTCTGCTACAGGGTCTGTCCAACCATTTGCATCATTTACACCACTAACATAGGCTTCTGCTTCTTTCTTGGTATCAAATTCTTTAATACCATAATCATAGTCTTCCTGCATTGATTCATGTTTATTACTAAATAATGCATCCCAACCATGAATGTCTACATAAAGAGCTGCAGCTTGACTAAAAGCGTACATTACCTTAATCTTCTTTTTTACTTCCATTTCTTTAGGATTTTAATTTCAACTCTTGGGTTTTTATTATCATACTCATAAGTAGCAAATACTGGCACTAGTTCATCAGCGTTATCATCATCTATCCAATCATAGTTTACCATTGCATCTTGTACAGCTTGTGCTATGTTAATCAAGTCAAACTTATGTCTGCTCTTTCTATAGAACTTAAACTCTATATACAATGGTTTACCAAGATCTTTAGATTCTTTTCTAAACTGTTTAGCTTGTGATTTCCAGTGTTCATCAGTTGCAAGTTTCCACTTTCTTGTTGCTGCACTTGCTATACTGTATCTGCCTGTCCATACTCTACCATTCTTACTAGATGGTGTGTTACCCGGTATGATAAATGTTGTCATAGTAATTATCTAAATATTCCTTTATCTTTTGATATCCATGATCCTTTACAGAATCAGAGATGTCTTTAGAGAAAGGCAAATATAAAGGTTTTAAATAAAGAAATTGATTACAATACTTTATTGTAGCTCTATTACCGGCATCATCATTATCAAATAGTATATAGCAACTTTTATAATTACCACTAACGATGTTTAGATATTCTTTCTTAATCATTGTATTCTCAGAATCTGGTGCCAGAAAATCTATATGGGGATACATCTTCTTTAAACACATACCATCTTTGAGAGAGGATACAATCACTAATAAATCATTACCGAATAGTTGCTCACTACCTTGTACATAATCTTTTACTTTTAAGAATTTCTTCTTCTGAACTTTAGGCTGATAGATTTTAACTAGTGTACCATCTTTCTTAAAGTAACCATATATATTAGAGCCTTCAATATTTAAGACTTTATATATACCATCCTCTTCTTTGAACATGCTGTAACTACTTAGAGGTTTTATGTTGTAGTGTTCTAGCATTTTAGAACCTATACCATATTTACCCCAGTAACCTTTATCTAGTGTATTCCATTGCCTAACTTCATATCTATCAATCTTGTATTTATTGTACTGTTTAAACACTTGTAAGTCATAACCACCGTTATTATGCAATACAAACTCATTGTAATCTCTTACAAGCTTGTGCATAGTATTTAACCGGGTATCTATACCAAGCATCTTCTGTACTAAGTCAATACAATCACCGCCATTATCCGTTGAGAAATCTTTGTAGTAATATTTTTCTTTATCTTGTTTAAAGTAAATACACATACTAGGAGTTCTTTCACTAGGATTAAAGACGGACTTTATCTTAATATCTTGACCAGTTAACTTCTGATCTAATCTACAATAATGCTCAAATACCCATGTAATAGGTACTGACTTTATATCCGGAATTAGAATCTTTGTGCTAATCATAACTGCAATAATAAAAAAGGGGGACCATATAATCCCCCTTTTATATAATAAACTTTAAAACTTAAAACTCAAATCCTGTAGATGTACCAGAATCAGAGGTAAAAGGATTAGTATCACCAAATGATGCTACTGTTTCTACCTTAGCTTTCTTGATATGTAACTCAGGATTGTAAGAGATTAATTTACTTGGGCTTGCAGCTGCAGACTCTACAGCATAGGCCTCTTTGCTAGACTTTGGTAAGAATAAATCATAGTTGATATAACCATTCTTCTCATACTCTTTACCATTGATACACATGTTAAATAAGGTATCATCAGAAATGATTGTACCGGCTGCTTTAACAAAATCTTCAATGGTGGCAAACTTACCATCTGCTTCTTCAAACCACTCAAGTTTATTTCCGGCAATACATAATTGCTGCACTGCACGTAAAATACTCAAATCTCTACTGATTTTGATACCAGTTTTGGTTTCACCATCAGAGAAAGGATAAAAGCCAAACTTAACTTTACCAATCTGACCCTTGTAACGGGGACCAGTAGGCTTGTCTTTGTCTACTAAGAATCCTTCAAATTCTGATCCCATGTCAGGACCTTCTACATTAAGAATCAGGTGGTATGCACCTGCTTTGTAACTTACACTCTCTAATGCAATAGAGTTAATTTTCACGGTGTGTTCACCGGGGCTCAGGGTTTTCTTTGGCGAGCTACTTGTAGCTTGCACGTCTTTAGTGCTAATCATGGTTATTAATTTTCGTAGTTAATTATTGCTTGTTTTACAAATTCTAAATCATTGGGAATCTCAAAGGACTCAAACATACCGGCTGGTGACTTGCATGTATTCTCACCATTATTCTGGGTCTCAAATATGTAGCGCATACCACCATCCTTATCTTTCTTTACTTTACCAAATAAAACTATAGAGTATAGTCCCTCCAAAGTTAAACTGTTATCTACTAATTTTCCAATAGTCTTGGCCTTAAACTTTCTTCTACCTTCTAAGTCTTGAGACTCTTCTGCATGGGTTAAGAAGAAAATGTACAAATCTTCACGTAATGTAGTTGGGAGCTTTGCAATAGTTGCAATACTCTTAGCAATACTAGTAAACTTATCAAAACCTTTCTCTTCAGCTCTATCAAAATACTCAAATGCTGACATGTATTGAAAATCATCAATGACAATATTCTTGATCTCAGGTCTCTTCTCACTAACATATTTAAGACAGGCCTCAATTTCTTTAGAAGCTGCTCTTGTGTACATGTTACCTGTAGGATCTTCCCTACTCCAGATTTTGTACTTAGACTTCCATCCTTTAAAAGGAAGTGGTTTGTTTGCAACGTTAATAATAAATGTTTCTTGTGGGTCCAGGTTTGCAATACTTGTGCTTTTACCTGCACCACTCTCTGCGATAACTAAGATGCTTGATGCCATATTACTTTGATTTTATAATTTCATTTAACCATTGCTTGTTACTAACTGGCTTCTTCAGCATGATAGCAGCAAGATCTCTAATTGTAAGCATATTAAAAGGCTCATCTGTAGGACCTAGATCCAATTGTGGCAATTTAATTTCTTTTTGTGCAACAGGTTGCTGCACAATTCTAAGTTCCGCAACAGGGATCATGTATCTCTCTTGAATGCTTTCTGTAGCTTCAATGATATCATACTCTGTTCTCCAGTGTGGATTAAATACCCACTTGTACAATGTACGTTTGGGATCTTCAGGAATGTACTCACTGCTAATAAATTCAGTGTATACATTCTTAGGCACCTCATAATACTCTGCTCTCTCTAACTCAGAGGCAAAGAATGTAATGTGCTTCTCATCTTTTGTGGCCGGTTTGTAGGCCATCTTTGGAATAAATAAAGGTTCAGATACATTTTCCTGCATGAATTTTTCCATTTGGTGTTCATACAAGTCTTGTATCCTCTTCTTTCTTTCTTCCGTACTAAGTTTCTGTGTTGATTTTGTGCTTATCATACGGTTTTAATTCTTCTTTCTTGTGTTGCTGGTGTCTCCATTTCTGTTACACTCATCTTTTCAAATTGGGCCTTAAAGAATGACATCCGGTTATCACCATTTCTTGCTTTAAGAAAGTGCATAACCAAAGTCTTATCATCTTCAATGATATATCTATCAGGTCCATAGTATTTAATTTTTTGTTTTGCTGGCCTGTTAAGACCTACTACTAAGTCAGCGTGCTGTAATAGAGCATCACCACCAAAGATATCAGAGTCAAGTATGTAGTTACCATACTTACCATCTTCATTTCTTTCCGGTGATTCTACACTTCTATTTAACTGACTAAGAACAATCATAGTAATTGGGTACACTCTTTTTATCTCAGTAAGCATCTCACCAAACTCATATAACATCTCGTATTTGTCTCTATGGTATGGGGCTTTCTTTAATAGGATACTGTGGTCCAATGTAATAATTGTCTTTGTCTGATATTCATTGATGTATTTATCTACTATATCACGCATCTCATTTACAGTACAGGGTTGTTCAACTGTGTCAATAGGATAGTGCACCTTCTGTTTTGCTAACTCATAACATTGAGCTAACTCTTCATTGGTAAGTTTATTGTTCTCTGCACTACACAGATACTTATAAGTCTTACCTAAACTTGCACTAAAATCACGCAGACATGAAGTCTGCATAATCATCTCAAAGCTGAACTCTAGTACTCTAAACTGTGTATCTGGGTTAAGAGAAAATGCTTCCCGGATAATCTGGTCTTTAATCAGAGTTTTACCAGCACCTGGTCTACCACCAATTACATTAAGTGTGTTCCACTCAATACCATTAGTAGTAGCATCATTAAATTTAGCCCAGGGTGTCTGTATGGATTTAATAACTCCATCAGATCTACCCTTCATGTACTCTAAAGCTTTCTTAAAGCCATCTTTTCTAGGAATCCATAACTCTTTTGTCATACTACTTTTTCTTTAAAATGATCATCATCATCCATATCTACACCATCTATTAGCATTGCACAATAGTTTGCCAGTTCTGACATTTTGGATTTATCCGGTTGTGTCTTACTGATAAAGTACTGTGATGTCTGCATGTATAGATAATTCTTCTTCTCATACTCGTCTACATAGTGAGCTGTTGCTTTAAGAACAGTGTCCCAAGAATACTCAAAGGTTTTAAAGAACCATCTAAAGTTACTCTCAATATTCTTCTTGTCTGATCTAGCTAGTTTACCGCTTGGTAGTTTACGTTTAGGGAATAGGTCCAGATACTTGACTATGTTCTCTTTAAAATCATCACCGGCAATTACTTTAGTTGTCTCTTCTTTCTTTACATGGAAGAACTCATCTATCTTATCAAGGAGTTCAATGGCAATTGGGAGTAGTTCCCACTTATCATTTACTAAACCTTTAAACTTGAGTTCTCTTCCCTCTGCATATGGATTAATAGCAGTAGGTTGTACTTTATTCCGGAGACAATGTAACATGTAATGCTGGTTAGGAGTTATCTTATTCTGAATCAGAATATTGAATATCTCTTCCATACATTTTATTTATTATCTCTCGTTTAACAGAATTATATACAGTCAAGAACCGGTTATCATTTATAGATAATAAGTCACTTGCTTTTCTTATAGAGTATATAACGGTACTATGATCTTTATCAAGAAATCTTGCTATTTCACTAGGTCCATAATTAAAATCTTTACAGATCTTACAGAATGCCTGTGAGTGAATAACGGTGTCCTCTCTTCTAGATTTCTTTTTAGCCGGTGCTTTATAATGCAGTGCACTATACTTAACCAGGTGTCTATTAATAATCTCAGCTGTTTCCGGTATTGTAAGCCTATTTATATTATCTGCAGGAGATAATACAATTAGTTTAATGCCGTGTTTTTCCTGAAATTGCTTTTTAAATTTTGCAATTTCTTCCTCTACTTCTTCACTTTTTATTGTTTCTTTCATAGTTGGTTTGTATATTAATAGTGGGAGTACAAATATAACTCACTAACATCGTATCCACAAGAACCTATCTAGAAATCTGTATATCTTTTGACAACTTCTATCATTCATAGTTTTAATTTAGGTGGGGATGCCTTCCTCTATCTGCAGGTTTCCAAAGATGGGTTATCTCAGAGGAAGGCTAACCCTTTTTAGTTATGGCAACAAACGTTATTGACAAAATTAAAATCTGGGCCAGCCCTGCAATTGTCTCAATTCTTGGGATGATGATTTGGGCTGATCTCCGTGAGATGAAGCAAGATGTAAAACGTCTTTTAGAGGTATCAAGCTCACAGCAAGCTAGAATTGAGTCTTTAGAAAAAGACTTAGCTCTAATCAAGGGTAACTATTTTAGGAGAGCATCCAATGAGGGTGAGCTACCTGAAAAACAGTTACCTTTTTTTATTCCTTTTGCTAAACACGAAGAGATTTGTGATTTAGATAAGGAACTAAGTAAAACCAAAATTTAAACTATATGAAATACCGATTATCAATCTTATTAACTATCACACTATTAGCATGTAACCCTGTTAAACTTGCTTTCAAAGAAAAACATATCAGTAACACCAAAGAAGAATTCTTTAGGAGAAAGCTTTGCGTTGTTGATACCATTATTGACACCGTTACTAGTATTGATACTCTTACAACTATTGATACCGTAAAGCAAACTACAGTTATTCATGATGGTTTAAAGGGTGTTAGTTTGGATACCACTGTAGGTGATGTAAGAATTACTATTCAAAATGGCGCTGTTTCAGCATTTTGTCCTGAGAAAACTCAGACCATTGTAAAGAATAATACAATCACACAGAAGCTAAGAGATAAGTCTTATGAGTCTGTATTAGAAAATGATATCCGGCTTAAAGATAGTACCATTAAAGAACAAGAGTTTATTATAAAAGATAAGAGCTCCGATATTAAAAAGTTAAAAGCAGAGCTCTATGGTCTTCTATTAGCTATTGCTCTTTATATTGGCTTCAGACTCAAGAGAGCATTTTTCTAAATTGTATCTTTTGTTGATTACATCAATAGAACAATTTATACTATATTTTGATCTAAGAAACCTGGCTACAACAGCTGGGTTTTTTTCTTTGTACTTCTTATGTATATAAGTACAGATTACCGTGTCAATAAAATCTCTTACCATTGTATTGTAGTTTTATCTTTTTCTTTTAAATAGTTATTTGCTCTATTGAAGACATCATCACAGTTCCAAACACCTTTATTGTATCCAGCACTTGCAGGATGAGATGCTTTTAGTACTAGGTGTTTATCAGATATCATATCTTCAAACTGTTGTGCTACTTTCCCAAGCAATATAAAAACAATATCTGATTTATTATAATTAATTGTATCAATTACTATATTCATAAAAGGTTTCCAGATATCATAGTGAGTACCTGGCTTATTTACTTCTACAGTAAACGCACTGTTTAATAATAATACACCTTGATTTGCCAGATATCTTAAATCCGGGTTTCTATCATCAGGTTCTTTACCCATAGCATTATAGATATAGTCTAAAGATGGTTGTATTTTCATACTATGACCACAACTAAAAGCTAAACCATCTGCTACAGTACCATCAGGATGGTTCTTATATAACCAGGGATAAGGATCTTGACCAATTATAACTACTTTTAGATCACTAAGATCACATTCTTTAAATGCATTCAGAGTATTCTTAATTTTAGGTACAAATCTTTTTCCTTGCTCAACCTCATATATAAGTTTTTCTACAATTTCTTGGAACTCGCTTTTAGTAATAAAATGGTTTAATACATTATACCAGGCTGTTTTACTAAGAGTATTTGCTAATTTTTTTTGTATTTCTTCTACATTTATTTGTTGAATAGTGCTCATATTGTATAAATTTGTTATTATGTCTGAAAAAATTGGAATGCTGCCTTTCTCTGCGATTGTTAAGATTGAGGTAAATGGTGCTTTTTTAACTAGAGTAAAATCTTTATTGTTTTATGTACTTAAAGATAAAACTCAAGATGAGTTAACTACTGCTGGTGAAAAAATTAAGAATCAAACACACAATGAACCTTGGGAATTTCATTATGAAACTTTAGCTATTCTCATTAATGATATAGAAAAAGCAGGTTTAGAATCAGGACTTACAGAATACAAGACTATTGAAGAAATTGAAGAGGATGCTAAAAACCTAGGTAATTAACATCCTATTCCCATATTAGCGCACATTTCTTCAGTAACCTGTATTACCTGACTCATCTCTTCCTTAGAGCAGTCAGCAAAGGATTTAATAATAGTGGTGGTTTCCCCATCACTATTATTTTTTATAATCAATCCTGCCTTCTCTTTTACTAATAACTTTACATCCTCAAAGTTATGTCCCGTAAACACAGCTATCTCTCTACAAGCAGCATGTGCTTTAGATATTTGAGCTAGTGTAGCTTTAGGACCATTTAATTCAAAGATTACATTAACAGTAAAACCATCCGGTACTACTCCAACAAATTGGTTATATACTTTTTTAACGGCATCATTATTAAAATCTAACTTACCATCTTTCTTAAGTAATGTTGTTGTGAATACTTTCATAACTCTAATTGTAATTGGTTAATCTGTTTCCAGGCAATTTTACTCTGATCTAAATCTGATAAGGCTTCCTTTACCCATGTCTCATCTATAGTATTACTATAGCATAGTATATGGATTATAGACTTCTCATCCGGATTTAGTCTCAGCAATCTACCTATACGTTGATTAGACTTGCGCTCATTACTGTAACTATGTAAGATAATACCCTCTTTAAGATTAGGGATATTAATACCTTCATTAAGTTGTAGTACACAGCTTAGTCTATCAATGGTACCATCTTTAAATTTCTGAAGATTGTCCTCAGATTTCTTATTCCCGGAATAGTAACTATACCTACAAAGTTTATCTGCTTGTTCTTTAGTATTGGCAAACACTATACATTTATTAGTGCTGCTATTCATAAGATGTGTAGCATACTTCTCTTTGCTTGGTAAGCTCATCAGTGTTTTCATACGCATGATTCTTAAGAATCTTACTTCTTTATCACTGCTGGCATTCTGTAGTTTGTTATTCCAGAAACTGTATTGCTTATACTCAGATGTATACCATGTACCGGTCTTTTTAGATTCTTTCTTAATGTTATTTCTAGTATCCAATGGCATAGTATGCACATGGATCTCATAGTCATTAAGAATTTTATCATCAATTGCGGTATCTACAGTGTATGTAAACTTAACCGGGCAATATTTAAATACTATATCTGCTTTAGAGCCTCTCTTAGGAGGTGTACCTGTTAGACCTAGTATTCTTCCCCGGTAACTGTCAAGCCACTCTAGGTGACTATCTAATAGACTATGCATCTCATCTAGATACACACAGTCATAATCTGTTTTATTCTTACTTAAAGATAAGTATGTTGTAAAGGTGATATGCTCTAGTAACTCTTCACACTCAAACTTTTTACAATCATCAATCCAAGATTGGAAGATAGATCTTTTGGGTGCTACTACTAGGTATCTGCTTTGATCATGTAGATAATACTGCATATGCATTAGGCCCAGTTTAGTTTTACCGGACCCCATACTCATTACAGCGCTACTTCTTTTGTATTTAATTACTTCTATTAATGCATTTTGTTGTATTTGATCTCTTTTAGTCATTTAAATTTTAGATAAATTGTCCAGAACAACCATCCTAATGTAATACTAAACTTATGGGTAATCCCAGTTTTAGATATTGCAATAAATGGAAATGGATAGAAAAAAATGTAAGGGTAGTCCCTTTGTCCAACTTTCTTTCTAAAGAAGTTGTAGTAAGTGCATTCTACTTTTATCATGGTAGTTCAATTGAATAAGGTATATTTATTAATTCATAGTGCTCATTGAGCTGAGATGCATTAACGTGAATACATCTATTTACTGCTTGGATACCGCTACCTTCATGAATATGTCCAAAGACATGTAATCTAGGTTGGATCTCCTCTATTTTCTCTCTTAACTGAGGACAACCTACATGTTGTCCATTATTTGATGCTAGATCACCAGTATACATTGGTGGACCATGTGTAATTAATACATCACAGGGTTCAATCATATCTATAACTTCTTGCATATCCGGGCCTAATCTTTTATTAAATGCCCATGTATCTCCATAAAACCAAGGAGTCCAAGGCATACCATAAAATTTAATACTCTCTAATTCTATTAGAGCATCTTTTAGATACCAGATATTATTCTGCTCTAGTTCTGCTATACCTTCTGATAACCAGTCTGGCATCTCTCCGTACTTACTATCAAATGATTTATCATGATTACCGGCAATAAATATTATATGTCTATACTTAGGTTTAATGCGCATTAACCAACCAAAGAAATCTTCTACATCACTCTTACCACCTCTATTACTAAAGTCACCAGCATGTATTAATATATCACCATTAGGAAGATTAACATCTTCATGCATTGTGTGCGTGTCAGATATACAAACTATTCTCATCTTAATAAATTAGGGGTTATTAAACTTCTTAGCTACTTTATATAAAACCAGGTAACCAATTAAATCAGTGATAACATCCTCATCTTCATCAGATTGAGCATTTTTAATTCTATTTAATTTGTCATCTATTCTTACTAATATCTGTTCAGTATTACTACTTTTAGATAATATTCTGATAGGATTTACTGCAGAGTCACCATATTTTCTATTCTTATCTAGAAGTAACTCTTTAATCTCATCACAGGTCTCAGCAATTAATGTTTGGGTATGGGTCATAACCTTCAAATATAAAAAATAAAGGGGATATTTCTACCCCCTTTTAAGACTGTGTAACTTCCAGTGTTCCATTATATTATTAAACTCCGGCATGAATGGTACATCCCCGGATTCTTTAATGTAATGTGCATTCATGTTCTTGTAAACATAAGTGCTATTAAAGAAATGTTTAACTGTGTAATGCTTGTTAAAGACAAACTCTTTAAACATCCACAACCTGAATTCACCAAAAGCTTGGATATAGTATTCACAGTAAGAGTCTTTGATAAGATTTCTTCTTTTGTAGTACTGGAATCTATCTACATACAGTTTACGCATTCTGTTAAATTTGTATATAACAGAGTACAATTGATTAAAGCCCAGCAACATTAAAGGTGCCAGGATAATTAAAGTTAGTTTTGTCTTCATAATTAAAATTTTTGGAAAACGCTATGCGTCATCGTCCATTTGATAGAATGATGGATTGTTTTCATCAGTGCCGTTAAGTATTTCATCTTTAGTAATATATTTTTCTAACATGTACCGGCTGTTGTAGCACTCTTCACAAAGTACATCTTGTTCAGGTATTTCTACACAGCAGTAGTTACATTGATTTGGCATTTTCTTTAAGTTTAGCTCTTCTATAAAGTCTAGCAAAAGTTTCTCTATTAGTACCCATTTTTATACCACCTTGTCCATGAGTAAGTTTTAATTCTTCTTTAATAATAAGGGCAGCATACTGCTTAGCAGTAAAACCCTTTAAGTCTAGTTTGAGAGGGGTGCTTTGATCGGGGGATGACATAAGTAGTTTTCTAAGATAATATCATTAATAGAACTGCAAAAGATTCCATCTCTAACATGTACAGTGGGTAATTGATAGGGTGTTCTTGTAATCTGTTCTTGGGCTTGTTCAATGTGATTAAGATAAAGATGAGTATCACCTAAGTTACCTATTAATTGGTCAGGTATCATGTTAACCTCATCAGCAATCATAGTCAATAACAGGGCATAAGAAGCAATATTAAAAGGAAGACCTAAGAATGCATCTACTGAACGCTGATTCCACATTAAAGAGATTGCTCTGGTCGGTATGTTAGCTTGAGTTAAAGCTGTATCAATAGTATTTTCTATGGCATCTCCTAAGTTTACTTTCATGAAGGGTACGTCTATTTTATTTTCAAACTTAAAGTTATAATTTTCTACTCTTTCTACTCTACTCAATTCTCTTGTATAAACTTGAAATCCATAATGACAAGGAGGAAGTACCATATCTTCAAGAGCATCTACATTCCAAGCACTAACCATCAGTCTTCTAGAGTCTGGATTGTGTTTAAGATTGTGGATTAGACTTTTAATCTGGTCAATTGAACCTCCTGCTAAGTCTGTTGAAGGCCATTTTCTCCACTGAGCACCATAAATAGGACCTAACTCACCGTATCTAGCAGCAAAGTCAGAATTAGTCTTGATTTGTTCTGCAAACTCTTCTATAGTGTAAGCATGATTATCGTCTGGTCTTGCTTCACGGTAGGATTTGTAAGCGTCTCCTGTCCAAATATTACATCCGTTATCTAAGAGATACTTAATGTTTGTGTCACCTTTTAAAAACCACAGCAATTCAGTTACTATTGTCTTCCAGGGCATCTTCTTAGTAGTTAAGAGAGGAAATCCCTCACTCATCCTGTGCCTAATGGTGTAACCAAAGATTGACTTAGTACCTGTTCCCGTCCTATCTGACTTCTCTATTCCGTAATCTAAGATAGATTGAAGTAGGATCTGATATTGTGTATCTATACTGTTCATTTAAGTGAGTTTAGTTTTTCTTCTAAAAAATCATTTATCTTGTAAAGTAATGTAGTAATGCTTTCAACTATTGCTTCTAGTATAAGTATTACAAAACCTATTAATCCAAAGAAGAACATTAAAGACAAAAGAGTTATTCTAAATATAAATAGTTTCATATTATAAATTATTTAAAAGATATATAAAATCTCTTAGCTTATCTCGCTCTTTAAACTTAATAGACTCATAGTTAAGTATGCTAACATACCACCAGTTTTCATCTACAGTATCATCATTTGCATTAGATATTAAACACAGTGGTGTATAATCACTACCAATATTTAATGTATAGTAATAAAAACTATTGTTCTCACCAAACTCCTTCTCAAATCCTAAATTAATTATATCTTGTTCTTTCATATGTTAAAATCTGAGTATTTAAGTCCCCATTGTACATTAACCCACATCATCTCTTTCTCTGCTAATCCTTTATTCATCTTTAGTTCTTTTCTAAGATAATCTACACCCCACTTTTTCCATTCTTCTGCTTGTGCAGTAGTCATAGTCCAGTCAGTAAACCAATCATCTTTACGGTCTTTGATGTCATCAAATGTAACATCATGACCTGCAATGATAAACATCTGATTGATGATGTCAATTAGTGCTTGTTCTCTTTTTTGTTCTCTTGTTGTTCTTGCCATAATTTTTTTATTTTAATCCCACCATTCCTCAATCCTATCATTCATTATTTTAAATAATAAACGTTTTGCTTTTTTGTGTTTAGCTATTACATTTTTAACTGCTTCAGATGACCTTACACCGGATTTACATAGCTCATCATAGTAATACTCATTTTGGAGCTTATCAATTAATCTAACACAAGTCATCATTAACTCTGCATCTCGTTGAGCATTATTATGAAAACCATTTTCGGCTAAATGTTTAGCTTGTTTCTCTAATTTAAATTTTAGTACCTGAAAGATATAATAGTGGTCCCAGTCTCTATCTTTCCAGATTATCCAGAACCATTTATATAAGTTCTTAACTCCGTACTTAATGTATTTGTGTTGGTATTTAAACTCCCATCTAAACCATCTGTAGAGTCTCCAGTACCACTCATTATATTCTTCACTCATAACTTAAATAATTCGTAGATGCTATTTGTGGTTTTAAATTTAATATAATCTTCTCGCTCTTCCACAATTTCCGTAATAGAAGTTGTTAGCCAAGTGAAACTTATTCGGTGTGGATCTAATATACAAGATAAACCAATTTTGGGTTCTTTATGTAAGTCACTAAACCTACCATTGTATCCCCATTCAATCCATCCCATCTCTCTTCCATAATGTGTCAAACCATCACGTTCACGAACTAGTTTATATTTAGCGTTAGCATTAGGATCACCAAACAGTACCTTACCTACTTCATCATCCATTTTTAGATTACCATTCTCATCTTGAGTTAGGTATATTTTGTCTTGTTTAATCTTGCTCATAGTTTTTCTAGTTCTTGTTTTACTTGTTGATAGTATTCCTTAGACCCTTCCTCAATTTCACCGTCAATATCACCTCCCCAAGGAGCAATACTTATGATTTTATTAACAGCAACCATAGCACATATCACAGCTTCTTTATACCGGGACTCACAACTGTTAATCCCGGTTTTAAGGCTGCCATTGTTAGGTAATCTGTAGTAGAAAGATAAAACTAAGTCTTGAGCTTCTGCTCTAGGACCTTGAGATTCCATTTGTTTGCTAGTAGCTTCAAACTGTTCAGGAGATACTTCACTAAGTAGCTTTTCAATAAGTGGAGATATAGATTCTTTAGTCATTGTTGCCTCCAAATGTTTTATTATAATGTTCCTTAACACTTGTTGATACTAAAATTTCACCACCCAATAAAGAACCATTATGATACCAATCCGTAGTAAAGTTTATCATTTCTTTCTTATGCTTTTCTTTGGCTTGTTCTAATAGTTCATAGAATACTCCTTGTACACCTACCGTAGATTCAAGTTTTAAAAACTCTTGTTCTAACCAGTCTACTACTCCTAGCATTTTGTTGGTGTCACCAATATGGTCTTGTTTATCGTTGCTCATTGTTACCTCCTTGTATTGGAACTTCTAAAACTTGCACACCGCAATGGTCTGCGTTGTCCCATAAAGTTGAATCATCACAATTTAGAATCTCTAATAGATGCCTTGCTTCTTCTTCCGTTGTTTCTTTGGTGTTGTAGATGATGAGAGTTCTTTTTGTAGTAACGGGTGCTAAATTCATAAGATGTTTTTTTACCATTTCTTGTGCAGTATCTGGATTATTCTCGTAGTAATTTTTAATTGCCTCAGCAGTGTTTAACAATTGATGTTGCGTGTATAGTTTCATTTGTTATCTCCGTATGTTTCGTTGTAGTATTGTTCACCAGTTATTGGTAGTGTACTTTCAGGATAATCAATTCCATGAACTGTTCCTTTGTTGTATGCAGTTTCAATTCTTTCCTTCTCCATTTCTTTGCATTGGTCTGCATAAGATTCTATCATTTCAAGATGTTCTTTACTCAGTAGAATTTGGTCTTTAATAGCATTTAGAAATTGTTCAACTGCCGTCTGTTGTTTATTGTTTGTCAT